CTATGTAATAGACCTTCTTGCCGTTGTATGTCTTTAAGCCATCGTCATCGCCATAGCCATCGCCATAGCCATCGCCATAGCCAGAGCCAGAGCCATAGCCATCGCCATCGCCATCGCCATCGCCAGAGCCATAGCCATAGCCATAGCCAGAGCCATAGCCATCGCCATAGCCATAGCCAGAGCCATAGCCAGAGCCAGACCCAGAGCCAGAGCCAGAGCCATCGCCATCGCCATCGCCATAGCCATCGCCATAGCCATAGCCATAGCCAGAGCCATCGCCATCGCTCACAGCTAAGAACTTCTGTATGTCAGTTTCTAACGCTTCCATTCCTTAACAGCTTCAATACTCTCAATAGCCTTGTCTGTGCAAGGGATGATCTCAATAGCCTCCAGCAGCGCAATGGACTCAACTCGCATCGTGAACTTGCAGTTTTGCGGTGCAGTCGTACCTTCGGCTGCAAGCTGATGCAAGCTGGCTGCTCCATCCCAATACCATATCCTACGGCAGTTCAGCAGTTCTACCTGCTGGCCTTCAACCTCATTAAGTGTTCCGTAGAACACACCTGCTCGGTTACAGCGTACTATAACCTTCTTTCCGATTTTGTTTTTAGTTGCTTTCAACATACTCTTAGTTGTTTATTGGTTGTTTGTATTCTCATTCTCACACGGCGGTGTAGTCTCATACTGAACATACCGCTTAAGCTTATAGCAATACACTCCGTTGATGCAGTGTGCACTGCTTACACATACCTGGCACTCCTCGCAAACCTCAAACTTACCCATAGTCAACGAGCTAATGATTTGACAATATCAAGCTCGCTTGCAGGGACTGAGCAGAGCTTTAGTTTGCGCCAATGACAGCGGTGCTCATTTTTTTCTGCAATATTCCTAATCTCTTGAACGCCCAGCCAGCTTAAAGCATAGGCTATCTGTTCGGGATCATCTGGGAATTCAATTCTATACACGTATCCCATCACCCAATTACATAAAGTCTTTCAGTTTCATTGCAGCGCCCACACCCACAGGAAGACATACCGCAACGTAAATCACATTGTAAACCTTGTTGGCGGCCATGTTAGGATGCCATGAGCCGGTAAAGATTGCCACCGCACCAATAATCAGTGCCATGACAATGAGCGCTATCGCAATGAGCGCAAATGTCCTTTTTCCGAATTTCGTCAGTTTCATAAGAGTAAAAAATTAGTTATGGAAATAAAGTATAGGCATGAGTGTGCAGGCCGGCAATCTTCTCTAAAGACTTAACAATCGTGCGCCGAACCTCCATGTACTTGGGTTTGGTCGTACCCTTAACCCAGTAGTAAAAAGTGTTGGAGGCTATCCCCAGTCTCTTGATTAAATCATCCCGAAAATCAATACGCATAGGCTCAGACAGAGTTTGCCATATTTCGGGTAAACTTCTTGTGTCTATATCGTCCTTTATGTATCTTTGCAGGTCAGTATTCATAGTTCAAACTTTGAACGGATATTGAACTTTAGGTTAGTTTGTCGCAAATATAATTCTATTTGAATGAAATGTATTTCAAAACGAAATACAAATTTGTCAAAAAGATGTTTATTTAGACAAAATCTAAGTTTATAAGGTATAGGTAGAACAAGTATAAATCACAATGGAATCGGCTGTAAGCAACCGTATAAGGCAGTTTCTAAAAGATAACAGATATACCGTAAGGGAATTGGCAAGTATGTTGAAAGTGAATGAAGGAACACTTGCCAACAAGCTGAACGGCACACGCGGAATGGATTTGGAGACCGTCTGCGCACTGCTTGAATTGTTTCCACACCTGTCGGCCGATTGGCTTTTAATGGGACACGGCTCCATGCTGCGTCAGTATGAAATGGGCACGCACATTCTCCAGGTCAACGATGAGGGTGACAACATTCAGAAAAACATAACCGGAACAGATTGCCGTCAGTTCATTGACATGCTGCAGGAGAAAGACCGTCAGATCGCCGAACTCATTGATATTATAAAAAGGAAATGAAACAGAAGGGTAGTGAGCTGTTCAACTGGTTATCCAAACCGGAACGCCCAGGTTGCCTGGCGTATCCGCTTTGGATGCTTGTCTTGGTGGGACCACTGCTGCCCATAATACCCATAGGCAGCGTTCAACATGACGGCATCAAAGAGCCATCTACATTTTATATGGTAAGCGCCATATCCCTGCCTATCATACTGCTCATCCTGCTGGGTACCACAAACAAACAAGCCACCCTGTCACGCGCATATCTGTATAGTTTTACGCTGATGTCTGTGCTGTCAGTAGTATATCTTGGTTGTAAGTTCTACGCCCACAACCACCATTACGGCTACATGGGCAATGACCTGATAAAAGCTTTGGTTTCAATCCCTCTATACCTTGCGGCAGTGTCACTGTTGTTCTTCATCATAGAGAACATTATAGAGCGTGCAGCCAGCAAGAAAAGAGAGCGTCATCAACGATTGCGGCCCCTGAGCGGCCCTCCTGATGCAAACCAAGCCAACAAATAACTGATAATTAACAACATAAAAATTATTACGATGTTTAAGGGACAAAGTAAAGATTTATAGACTTACCGCGCTGATTATCAACACTAAACCAAACAACTATTGTTCAAACGATTACTCATTACATATCCCCTACAGACCTTTGTAGGCCCTATGTTTCCTTACGTTCGGGCCCTCCTGCGGCCCTCCAAATTATGACACCTACCAAAAAAAAAGAACTCGTTACCCTGAACGAAAAGCCGCTTAAGGATGGCGGCAGCTCGCTCTATCTGAACTATACCATTGATGGAGTCAGACATAAAGAATATCTGCACATGTATATCGTGGTACCCAAAACCAAGATAGACCGCTTGCAGAACGAAGAAACCATGAAAACTGCGCTGGCCCTCAAAGCCAAACGCATACTTGAGTTACAGAACGGCCAAGCCGGTATTGACCGCAATAGACATAAAGACCGACTCCTGACTGATTATCTGCTTGAACGCATAGACTACTATAACCAGCGAGGCAGTAAGAGTTACCGACAGCATCTTGAAAAAATAGTACGCTGGCTTAACAACTGGGGAGGACGTATGACACTCAAAGGAGCTGACAAGCAGCAGATCCTGAGCTGGTGTAAGTTTATGAAAGACGGAGGGCTGGCCGATACCACTATCCGCGGTTACTTTGAGACGCTGGGCACCCAGTTCCGTGCTGCGGTCCGCGAAGAACTGATAGACGTGAATCCGTTTGACCGGATGGATAAATCAGAAAAGCCTGAGCGTGTAGAAGTGGAGCGTGAATACCTTACCATGGATGAATTGCGCAAGCTCAGCAGAACCAAGATACAGAGCGACCAGGTGCGCCGTGCTTTCCTGTTCTCATGCTTTACCGGTCTGCGTGCATCCGATATACGTAACCTTGACTGGAGCGACATACACAACACAAAAGTAGGCCCACAGCTCGCAATACGTCAGGTCAAAACCAAGGGCCTTATATATCTTCCGCTATCAGATAACGCTATCCGCATACTGCCACAGATACACCCTGACCGCGGCAGCGTGTTCCGTCTGCCGGATCAGGCAACCGTCAACGAGACAGTGCGTAACTGGGTGAAACGAGCCAGGATACAAAAACACATATCATTCCATTGCGCACGTCACACCTATGCAACCCTTTTGCTCACTTCAGGCGTTGACATATACACCGTCAGCAAGCTGCTGGGCCATAAGGACGTAAGCGTTACACAGATATACGCCAAGATAATAGACCAAAAGAAAGTGGATGCCGTCAACGCAATACCCCAGCTCTGACAGCTCAACCTTTCATGCAAGCCGGCATAACGGCTTTCATTCCTTCGCGCATCAAGAACCCCATAGTGTATGCTGCATCCTCGCTGCCCAGCTGGAAGCCGTAGAACATAGACAGCGCATCTTGCACGTGGTCCAGCTCATGCGCCAGGCTATCCACCATCTGCTCCTTGCTGGTAGTGGGACCTATCAGCACCAGGCTCATGGTAGTGTCGTAACTTGACACGCAGCAGGCGCAGTTCATACGTCCCAGCACAGTGTCCACGCAATAGTCAATACGTTCCTCCTTCACGCCAAACGAGCGCAGGTAAGCACGTATCCTATCCTCATCATCCCAGCTAAGGTCATAACATAACACTACGCCCCAGTAGCCGTCCACATCTATGTACTTGGTAGTCATAGTTCGTCAAATCATGCGTTCCCAGTAAATAGGCATATCCATTACGTCCATCTTGGCACGGAAACATGCCAATACCGCCTCGGGTGTGCAGTCTGGATCATAGATAGTCTCATAGATAAAATACGCAATGGCCTGTTTGTTGGGCAGAGCTCTTGAGTAATCCGCATAACACATGTTATACAGATACCAGGCAGAGTAAATATCCTCCTCCTTAATCTTAAGTCCCATCTGTCTCATCAGCTCCTCCATCTCCTGAATGGAATGCGCTGGTGCCTGTTTCAGAACTCCTGAGTTCTCGTCTTTTTTCTTCATGGATGATATAGCCCACTCGGCCAGCTTATAACTGAACCGTCCTTTATACTGGTCCATGTACTGAGCCTCACCCTCACTCATTATGTATTGCATGTTTTCTTTGTTCTAATCGTTTAAAATAAGGCCGATGGACCGACAGCCCACCGGCCTACTTGAAAATCACTTGTAGCGTCCCATACGGTCACGCTGGCGGCGATAATCCTCGCGCATCTGGCCTTCCTCCTGGAACTGGTCACCTGAAAGCTCCTTTTCGGCATCTTCCCAGCCTTCCTTGTAGCCCTTGCAGTAACCCTCCTTGTACTCCTGGCCCTCCTTATAGTGCATAGGGTAGTGGCGCATACCTGAGCCACTCCTCATACTCATGCTGTCACGCATCTCAGAGCGCATACCTGAGCGCTCATCGTCTTTGTCGTTTATAATTAAGATTGGCATAATCGTCACTTTTTAAGGAAAGTCAATCACTTGGGCCCCACAGCCGACAGAATCTTATCCATCATCGTCCGCATCTCATCCAGTTTCTTGTCCTGGTTGTTTACCCTGTTCTGCAGGTCCGCCATAGTACGTGCCTGGTTCTTCTCCTCCGCATAACGGGGGTTCAGTGTCTCCAGCATCTTCTCACCTTCGGTAAGCACATTCTCATGATACGCTTTCTTGTTCAGTGCATCTTTTGATGCCTGCATCATAGCGTCCACCGCTTGCAACATAGCCTCACGGCTTGATGAGTATGTATCTTTACCCCTCTCGGCTATCTCCACGTTTATAGGCAGTGACGGAATAATCTCGTCCTTGCCGTCCACCGTCACGGTGATGTTAGTCACCTGCTGGGTGTTAAGTCCGTTAAAAGCCGTAGGAACAGCTTGTGTCTGATACATTGGCTGTGGTGGTGTCTTTGACTTTACGGCGCCAATCTCCAGCACAGGTTTAGACTCAGTACGTCTCAGAATATAGAAAGGGCTGCCTTGCCCAAGTGAATTGAAATCCATTGTTTGTTACTCTTGTTGTTTGTTACTCTTGTTTCTCTCTCTTATGCTGTGGCCGTCAGTGGCGATACCACCTGCAGCACACCGTTATACAGGTCGTTAAAGACCAGTATCACACCGGTGCCCACAAGATCGGCCGCAGTGACAGCATCCCCTCCCAGCTGAGTCAGGGCACGTGTGGTGCCGTTCAGCGTCAGGCTTACAGGCAGCGTGCCTGTTGTCCCGTCCGGAATGGCAGTGGCAATGCGCAGTGCAAATATGCCCACAGGCGCAATCCTGCGAAATCCCATTGCAATGTTCACTGCATCTGTTGTCACCTGCACGTTTTTGGACGTCAGATAGGGAATACCGTTCACGTTTACCGTTACTACGTCGTTGCATCCCATAACAAACTCCTCGTTAATTGTTTAGAATGCAAATCCGTTTCCGTAGAAACCGCCGTTACCATAGTAACCGTTAGCGTAGATACCACCCATATAAGGAGTGTTGTTCACTGCCTGTATGTTAGGATATACCACAGGAACGGTAGGCAGCTGCTTGGCAGCAATCTCGTTCACCTTGGTAGCCAGCGGAGTAACAAGGCTGTTCACATAGCCGGTTATGGCTGCGGTCTGATTGGCGTTGTCAATCTGTCCACGCAGCTGGCTAATGATGTCAGCCTGAGTGTCAATCTTAGCCTGCATCTCACGCTCCTTCAGGGCGCAGAACTGGTTGTCCATCTCTACGGTCTGATTGTTGATAGCAGCCATGATTGCGTTGGCGTTGCGGTCAGCCTGCGAACCAAGCTGGTTGGTCTGCTCAAGAGTTCTGATCTGAGCCTCATAACCCTGCTGGGTTGTCAGCAAGCGGTTCTCGCAGCAGCAGTTAGCCAGCTGAGCGGCCAGCTGTGAGTTACCACTCTGGATAGAGTTGATAACCTGCAGTGTGCTCATGCCCTGCTGTGCAGCAAGGGTAGCCAGTGCGCTCTGCACGTTCTGAACTGCGTTAAACACGGTGTTGTAATCCTGACCAAGCATGGTTGCCAGGTTCTGGATTGCGCTGCGTGATGCCTCGCCGTTGCTGTTAATGGCGTTCATGATAAGTTCACGGCCGCTGTCGTTGTTAAGCTGGTTGCTCAGGAAACCTGCGCCACCGGCGTTACCACCCCAACCGCCAAAACCGCCACCGTTGTTCCATCCAAAGATAGAAGCCACGATAGCCAGACCAATAAGGTCACCTATGGTGTTGCTGCCGTTGCCAAACAGGCCGTTGCCGCCACCGATAGGAATTGAGAACGGAAGACCTCCGTTTCCGGTGTTGTTATCCGGGAGTTGTACTATTTCTGACATAATGTACTTTTAGTTAGTTAAACAATAAGATTTGTAACCGGTTATGTCACAAAAGTACAATGGCGCCCTGCGGTCTCCTATCATTACCGCAAAGCGCCACAACAATAATAAAATGAATCAGTTACAGACGGTTATATCCTGCCGTTATATTCCCTTGCCGCTTTCTCAACCTTATGGCGGTTAAAGTGCAACTCTTTGAATCCTGCTCTATGCTCACCCTTGGGTGCCTTACCCTCTGCCACCAGCTTATTGAACGTGGTTCTCTCCACACCCATTATACGCATAGCGTCATACTTGCTCACGTCAGGGCTCAGTACCGTATGTAACGCATCAAGCGCGCTCTCGCACTGGCTGTCGGTCAAGTGTGAGTTACCACTGCGCAGAGCTGTTGTCACACCCTCCAGCAGGTCCGTCAGATTTTCTTCTTTGGACTTCTTTGACATGATTTATAACAAGCAGAATAATAACAAAGCCCACCAGCGCCACATGGAGTACAAACATACCCTTGTTGCTGATAGGAATACCTACGTAGTAGTCAAAAGTGTTGATAGCCTCACAAGTCACAACGTAAGCAATCAGACATCTGTGCCAAAAGCAAAAACGCAGCACATAAGAAAGCAGGAACGCTCCAATATAGATAACGATAGTAACCAGGTAACCCAACGCCTCCATGTTATATCCAAAGTAAGCCGATAATGAGTTGCTGGCACAAGCCAGTGCAGCCACTACCGGCAGATACTTTATCCATAGTGCCGCCAGTTTCCTTATACGCTGATACTTATTCTCATCCATCAGTGCGTCCTGCGTCCGTTACGTGAAACACCTTTCTTGGTAGCCATAGGCCGCGGTCTGCCTTTTGCTCTCGCTTTACTACCGCTACTGCTGCTCCTACCTTTGCTCCCTGCCATAGGTCCACTTCGTTATAGTTAAACAAATATAGTCTTTTATTCTCAAATCAAACAAATTATACAGCAATCTTATTTGTCTATGATAATATGCTCCAGGCTGGTGATTGTAGTATGCGGATTAAGTGAAACCGCATCCAGCTGCCTGTCTTTCACCTTACCGGTTTTCCAAAACAGGAATTTTTTATACTTAACCGTCTCTGTGAACAACAAGCTTTCTCGGTTAACCAGGGTGCCGCTGAACTTATCCTCCGTCATCAAGCCGTCAAAGTCATACCACGCATCACCGCAATGCACCGCTTTGGCCTTGACCGGTATTGAGTCAACCAGGATCACCGTATCACGCGGAATATCCTGCAGCCGGATGATAGTCTGCGCCTGCGCCTTGTTAAGCTGCTCCAGGTCGCGGTTACGGCCAGTCAGGTCCTTAATCAGCTCAGCATCCTGAGCGCGAAACTTCTCAAACTCCTTTACCGTCAGTTCCAGCGAGCCCACACGCGCAGCATACAAGCTGTCACGCACCTGGAACTGCTGGCAGTCAGCCAGCAGCGCCTCGGTGTTGCTCTTGTACTTGTCACGCTCATCAGTCAGCTCACGTATTTTCCGATCCTGTGATATAATAGTCACAATCATGCAGAGCAGGAGCGCTCCCAGGATGATGTAGTTTTTCTTAGCCATATACTTGTTAGTATAATCAGTATTACATCAGTCATGTCCTCACATTTACAAATTCAATGCAATTCTTTCCGTGATATGTCGTATTTTCGGCATATTCTCCATTAACAGTTTCCAACCAATATGGAGATGAATCATATATACAAACATAATTGCCGCCCAATAAAGCAACACGGGGATATACAACGCCCTTTACATCTGTAATCTGCAACACATCGTCATAACCGGATAACACGGCCCCATCTCCTTTGAACAAATGTAAATTTGTTCTTTTGAATACGGGGTGCAAATTGTCCGCAATACTTGCAATCACATATATATTATTGCCATCGCTGAACACATCGCCACGTTGATTGACGTTTCCAAATTGTATAGCATCTGAATAATTCTCAAAATCGCTTGTTGTAACAAGATATATTCCGGTGCTTTGGCGATACAACATGTAAAATGTGCCGTCCAATTCTGCAATTGCTGATTCATACAATGGACTGAATGGCGCAACGCCCACCAATTCCATAGTTGCAAAACCGTCAGACGATTTCATAATGATTGCATTACCATAGCCACCAAAGTTTATCAACGTGTACTTATCGCCACTAAAATCTGACATCAAATTGCACGTCATCTTTATTCCTTCGTCAGACGATGGTTCATTTTGACCCGCAGCCGTAACGATTGTGGATGCAACAGAAAATGTCAAATCCGCATTGTTGTATTGTACTTTCTTGGGGGCAAAATCCCACGTTTCCGTTGCAATATCAAAATCACGATAATAAATGCCGTTTCCGTTTTGCTGATTACAGAAACATCTTACTTTACCGTTAATTAGAATGATGTTAGGTACATAGCAACTTGCAACGGGATTATTATTGAAATCCGTGTCACCATTTTTCATTACATCAAAATACTCAACGTCAAATGGTTGCATCAACGAGAATTTTGACATTCTGACAATACCTGGTGTTTCGTAATATGACGTGTTGCCCGTCATATACACTGCATAACAGATGCCTCGTGTCTTGTCAATCGCAATCTGGCAATCGCTTGCAGCCTTATAATTAACTGCATCGGAAATGACATGATAATTGGGTTGGTTCAATATGGTTTTCCCACCACTCTTTATTGGTACGGATGGAATGGATGTTGCTTGATTTAAAAATATTTCTTGCCAAGCAGACCAACTTGAACCATCATCATTGGACGTTCTTTGTTGAGCAATAAATGATGATGTACCATCATATACAATTCGCATTTGTTGTATATTGCTGGAATCAATCGGCACACGTCTCACAATCACCAAGCTTGGAGATGTGAATTCATCGTTATAAGCATTATAAACTCCGGGAGCAATCATTGAGTTTAATCCATAATTTGAAATTGAGCCACTTGATGTTATCCACCGTGTCCAAGTTGTTCCCGTATTACTTGAATGTCTGAATTGCAATCTCAAATGACCATCTATAAAACCCGCTTTCCATTGAGACACTAAGGTTTGAGAATATCGCCTTACACAGACTATGCCGTCAAGGAATTTATATACTCCCTCCCGTATTAAAGTTGATAATTCCTCATTTGTTGAAAAGAATCCATCAAATCCGACCATATTAAACCAGTCCGACCAAGATGAGCCATTATCCAAACTCTTACGATACCAAAAATACGGTGCACCATCTGAGTCAGCCAGCGTCCCTAAACGCATCTGGAATATTTTGCTGGCATTTACCCTTCTGACTATTGCAATCTGTCCACCTACACCAGTATAAAATGCTGTTTCCGTTTTGGAATCCAGATCTGAATTATTGCTAAAATACCCAAATAGTGAATTTTGCCAATCCGACCAAGTTGTGCCACCATCTGTTGTTTGGCGATAAAGAAGAACAGGCAAGCCTTTTTCATTGGAATATGTCCCTAAACGCATCTGGAAAATGGTGCTATTAGTTATTTTCCGAACAATAATAATCTGTCCACCTACACCAGTATAGAATGCTGTTTCCGTCTTGCTGTTTAATTCTGTATTATCACTAATATAGCCAAAAGGACTATCTATCCATTCCGACCAGGTTGTGCCACCATCTGTTGTGCTTCTATACTGAAGATAAGGCGTTGCCCCTTGTTGACTAAATGTTGTTATACGCCATTGAAATGATGTTGTATCAGAAATTTTCCTCACGTTTACAAGTGTTCCACCGTAATAAATCAAACCGGATTCCAACTTGCTATTCAGTTCGGAAGTATTTGCAACAGTGTCAAGCACAATTCCACTTGGGGTGTTGCCTATCATAAGTATATTTTGTGATACACTAACATTCTCATTAGAGAAATTCTGTATATCATTGAGTATGGTATTAACATCCACAGCTTTTATCTCATTAGCCCCATTGGGAATTATGGTGTTGTTAATCTCCTCCTTAATCTGTTCATGCGTCTTGGCCATAGCTATATCGGTTTTGTAGTTATCACTTTATATTGTTAAGGTAAATTTGCGCTTTTTCAGTAAGACCAAATACGGTCAGCACCAGTGCGGTCAGCTGGTAAATCACAGCATCCAGCAGACCGTCTGATAGCAGGTAGTGTGCACCTTGCGCGTCCTGTCCGTACAGGCGCCCACGCTCCAGCTCACACTCAGGCATGTAAGTAAACACGTCAAATGGATTGGCAGGATGAGACTGCACCGTCTCACTCTTAAGGCTGTAATACTTGAATTTCAGCCGTGTTCCCTGCAGGCCCACCAGCGCAGGATCGTCAGCACGCCCACGCACGTAAGGGTTGAGCTGTTTGCGGCCCTCGGCCGAAGCCTCCGGAGTTACCTCCGTCAGCACCACACCTGAGTCAGCCGCTTTCAAGCTCACCAGTCTAAGCCACGGCCCTGTCTTGCTCTCATCAATCTGAAAGCTCACAGAGCCGTCACTGTTAATTGTAAGATTGCTGTAATCAGTGGATTCCACCGCCAGGCCCTGCAGTTTCTCAGCAGCCGTCAGACGGTTCGCGGCATTGACAGCCTCGGGGATAGTACGTTTAATCACCTCATCCAGTGCAGTAGTTTCAGGCTGTTCCAGCATAAGCTCCACGCCGCTGTCCACCTCATCCATGTTCTTACGGACCAGGCGCACCGCATCATCCACATACAGCTTGATCATCTCTTAAAACTCAAAGTTGGGGAATACAATACCGTTAGCAGCCATGTAGTTTTTCATGGCAGTCACGTTCAGCAACACGCCGGCGTTTGCGCCATGCTCCTTGAGAGCCTTACGTGCCTCCTCAATAGTCTTGACATAAGCGTAAGGCACCTCGGATGGTGCGGCATCAGCAGGAACGCTGTCGGCCGGTGTCTCTTCGGCCGGTGCTGTAGGAGCCTCATCTGCTGGCTTAGCAGGAGTCTCGGGCTCAGCCTGCTGTGTCACAGCACCCTTGGCAGGTTTCGTGTTCTTAGGCTGGGGCAGGGGCTCCTCCTTACCGATAGTCTTGTAAAGTCTGATAAAGCCGGTCTTGAACATAGCCGATGATTCAATCATAGCCTGTTTGGCTCGGTCAGCAATAACGCAAGTAGCAGGGCGGTAATAAGCGCCACGCTGGCTGTTTCCACGTGTAAACTCCATACGGATGGTGTTACGTCCGTTTGCCAATGGAACGGTAATGACAGCCTCACGCTGTCCGTCAACGCAATAAATCTTAGTTGCCATTTCTATTTGATTTGAATTATGATTAAATAAGAAAGGGAGAGGAGTTTTGCGTCCTCCCCCTTTTCTTTACGGGTAAACTTAGGTTAAGCCTCGTTGTTGCTTACAATACCCTCAAACAGCTTCCATGTGCTCATGTCATCATCCCACTCCACGATGTCAAACTGCTTGAATCCTGCGGTATCATCATCGGCGGTAAGGAAGTACTTAACCAGCTTCTCGGCAGCTGTCGGATGACCGTCACCTGAAGGCAACTCAGCTACAGCCTCAAAGTTAGCCTTGATGGTACCCAGCTTAGCAGCCTTGGTAGCAGCTGTACCTGACGGGCAAACCAGCACGGCGTTATGGCCCTTAAGGTCGATGCAGTCAATACGTACCAGGTTGTACTCCATAGCCTCACGTGCCTCGGCGGTCTTGCTCATGTCACGCTCGGTCTTCTTCTCGTTCACCAGATACGGACGCTCTGCGTTCTCAAGGTCAAGTACAGCCATGTAATCGGTGTAACCCAGGTCATCCAGAGTCTGACACCAGATGAACTCCAGTGTACCGAAGTTATCGGAGTACTTGCGGATCTTGATACCAAACTCATTAACCTCAACCTTACCAATATCCTTATGCTTGTAAGCTGAGTTGGCGTACTTGATTACACGTGCCAGCTCCTTTTTACCGCAAAGAGCATAAGCATGGTCGTTGCTGGCGTTCAGGGTGAACATAAGTGAAGTGATTGCCAGGAAGTCATCGTCAGTCATGTCGTTAGCATGAGTGTACAACATGGGAATCTGACGAAGGATACCCTTCTCATGGAATATATCCTCACGGTTATTGGTCTCCTTCACCCATTCCTGATGGCGATACTTACGTCCGTTCCAGTGTGAGCGTGCGCACTTACGCTTGAAGTTCTCCTTGGCCGATGCCAGGATGTTACGTGTCTTCCATGACATCTTCTTCTCGGACTCTTCAAAACGCTCGGTGACAACCACTGACTCAATCTTCTTCTGCAGGTAGCACTCCTCATCGGTAGGAATAAATGCGTCAGGTGCCACGTTCATCTGCGACTCGGCAGCTGCGGTACTCAGTACATGGAAGATAGTACCCTCGGTGATTGCAGGATAGGGATCGTGTGTGTCAACAGGCGGATTAAGAACCTTGAACTTAATCTTGGTACCGCTGTTAGCCTCATCATCAAGCACGAACAGAACGAGCTCACCGTCAGCAATCTCATTACCTTCCTGATCCTTGTCATAACCACGTACATCACTAACCACAACATCACTGTAGTTCTTCAGAATCTCCCAGTTCTCAATATCGTCCTTGGCTATAGAAATCTCCTTGGTAGTCTTGGTGATTGATATTGAACTACCGCCGTATGTAGCGTCAAGGTCAGTAGAACCGGTTACCCAGTGCTTATGAACATAATCCTTGGCCTTTACAGGCTTGCAGACACGTGCAAACAGAGTCTCCTCGGGGAAGCGGAACTTACGGAACTCAACCGTCTTCTCGTCATAGTCCTCAGCCAGCAGGCCGGCATCACGCAGGTTGGTTGCGGTATTACCCATACCGGGCAGCTGGGTTTCATTACCCTGCTCGTCAGGTTTCACAGCTTCACCTTCGGGACGTCCACCAGGATTGGTTGATTCGTTATAAGGATTAATGTTTTCCGATGGATTGGGGGCTGTGGCCTCATCAACCGGCTCATTCACTACTGCCATAGCAAAGCCGCTACTTGCTCCCAGCAGAACGGCCACGGCCACCAGGAGAGCTGACAGTACACTCATTTTGTGGCCCCACAAATAGTTAAATACCTTTTTCATAGCTTTATTGAAAAAATGTTTGTTATTCTACTTCATCCCATATATCACGTTTCTTAGGCGGCTGGGGTGTCGGCATGCTGCCACCGCGACCTCCGTTGATAGACGGCATACTTGAACCTGCGGCTGTGCCGCGTGTCTTGCGTTTCGCCTCAATACGCTCGTTACGACCGGCAATCAGGCCCTCGTTACGTGCGGCTGCAACGTCATCCTTATATCGGATACCCTGCCAAACGGTCTCCATGTCAGTCTCGTCATACATGTTGACATTACCTTTTTGCTTGATGTCAATCAGACGGACCGCAACGGCAGCCTTGTCATCGTTACTCAGCCCACGCTCATCGCCCCAGTTGTTTAGACGCTCCAGGAAATCATTCCAGTTCTTATCCTCATCCTCGCGGAGACGCTTGCTCTCATCAACTCGCTCACGATAGTTCTTCCAGTTATCCATAAATTGCTTGCGGCCCTCCTCGGTAGCCAATTCGGCCATCTCATCGCCGAAAGCCTCAATCAATGCAGGTCGCGGATCGCCGGTCTCTATCCATAAGTTCAGGAATGTGGCAGCCTGCGGATCGCTGTACAGCAAATCAGCCAGCTTCTTGTTCATCTCAGCGTTCTCTGCAATCTGTGATGCATCCGCATCCAACATCTCATTGATAGCCTCATCCAGGTCGGCCAGTTGTCCGTCTTGTCCTTCCTGTCCTTCTGGTCTCACAAACTGACGGTCAGGAAAACGGCCCTGCGCTTTTTTCAGCAGTTTCTCCCTTGCGGACTTAACATGCTCATTATCAGGTTTTGCCATTGCTTTTAGTTTGTATGTTTTCTTTCTTGCTACCAAAAGTAACTCAGAGCGCAAAGTGGGGTAGTCTATCTTAGCCCCACACAATTTGTAACTTCAATGCAGCCGACAACTATTTCAGGCAATGAAAGATACGGAGCTCAAACGGCAGCGAGACCGAGACCTATACAAGGTCTATGTGCACTCACTCAGTACTGGCCATTTCGCCAGTATCGGTCAGGCTGCCGATTACGCACGCCGCCAACCTGCACCCCAATGGTATATCAGCGGCCGTACCGCCAGCCTGCTTATAGGACGTATCATGGCCCACCAGTCACTCATCAACCTCAACAGCAACTCACGTCAGCGTATATGGTTTCTCTATGACCGGTACCGCGACTACCTCAAAGCCCATCCTGGCTGTACGCTCTCACGTGAGCTGATACTCGAGCAGCTGGTCGAACAGCCGGCACCCCATTTCTTCGTATCGGCCGGTCGTGCCAAACATATAATCATCTATGAACGCCGCGCTGCCATCAAGCGCATGAGGAGACAATGAGAATCGTTATCATTATCGTATGCAGCATCCTGTTACTTACAGGAGTACCCCAGTGGCTCACCGATACACGCTGGCCGCTGCTCTGTGCCATGCTCTATCCGCTTTTTCATGCCAACCTCTTTCATCTTGCCGTCAACATGATTGCTGTATGGCCGCTGTACGCACCTAAGCGCAAGAACAAAGGTCTGTTGCTCATTGCCAGCTGGTTCATATCATGTCTTGTATGGCCCCTTGCACCCCATCCGGTAGTAGGAATAAGCAACCTCCTGTATGCCAGTATCGGCTGCTTGTCACCTGTGCTGCGTCCAGGCTACTGGCGTTCACCTGCCGTCATCATGTTTTACGTCCTAACTTTTGCCATGGTCTTTCTGCCTTTCGTGGCAGGCTGGTCCCATATAGCAGCTCTCGCGCTCGGTATCATTGTGTCACTTATCAGAACTAAGACACATGGCACGTAAAAGCAAGCCCACGCAAGAGCAGCACCTTGACATGACACAAGAGGAGCTGATTGCCGTTCTTGACATCATAGCCGAGAACCAGCGCCGCTGTACCATGTACGCAGCACGGTATGACGCCATCACCGGTCAGGGCCTGGCTGAGCTGCTGGATGAGGAACGCAGCCAGCTGCGCATATCTGACTATGCCGTACCGCTCCAGTACGTACCCAAGCGTATGATGAAAGTAAAACTCATACGTAACATAGTACGTGCCGGAGGCATACAGAAATTCCTGGACCGCCACAAATGGAAAACCGATGTCATACCCAGTTTTCAGGATATAGAGGATGAGATACGCCGCATTCGTCACAAATACGACTACTGCAACTGGGCCTTTGAGTGTATAAAGATAGACCTTAAACTGGGAGGCCGCGGACGTTTTCGTCTTAACTACGCCCAGCTTCAAGTACTCAAACTCTGTATGATACTTCTATGGGCTGGAGTACCCATCAACATAGTCATAGCCAAGGCACGTCAGTGGGGAGGCTCCACCTTCTGTATCTTCTTCCAGTTCTGGCTGCTGGCTCATCATGATCCATACCACAGCTTTGCCGTAGCAGCTCACGTACAGGACGCAGCACATAACGTCCTCAATATGCTTGTCAAGGCTATTGAAGATTATCCGGCTTGGGACCTCGGCCTGCCACACGGCGAAAAACTGCATTTGGGAAATTACGGCGGTAACAAACACGGCTACCAAGTCAAGGATAGCTCAGGCAATGTCATCTTGCCAGGTATCATCTATATAGGTTCGGCCGAACGTCCCGAGACACTTCGTTCAGGTCGTATATCAGGAGCCCACTACACCGAGGTAGGTGTATGGCCCGATACGCCAGGCAAATCCTCCACTGACCTTGTGGCTGACATCAGCGGTGGTATTCCCAAACAGCAGGCCCTTACCATGCAGGTCTATGAGTCCACTGCCAAGACTTCCGATGATTTCTTCCATGACATCTTCTACGATGCGCTGGACGGCAATAGTAATTTTCATCCGCTGTTTATACCTTTCTACTACATACCGCATGATACCATGTCTATTCCTGATGAACAGGAGTTTGCGCTATGGCTGTATCGTAACCGCAATAAAGAGACACGTGAAGGCAAGTGGCGCAGTACCGGCCGTTATTACTGGTGGCTATGGACCGAAGGTGCCACGCTGCAAGCCATACAATGGTACCGTTATGAGGAGCTTAATTACACACGCCGCTCACAGATGGTCAATGAGGCGCCGGCCAGCGCAGCCGAGGCGTTCCAGTCCAGCGGCAACAAAGTCTTTGACTTTTATGACGTGGACTGGTTCATGAAACGTACACGCCAACCCCAGTGGGAAGGTGACCTCATCTCTGACGGCACACGCGGAGCCGATGTACTCAAAAACATACGTTTCATCAGCCGTGCTGGTGGTCACCTCAAGATATATGAGAAACCAGATCCGACTCCCATACTCAACCGCTACGTTGTAGCAGTAGATATAGGCGGTCCCAACGAGACCTCTGACTACTCATCCGTCCGTGTCATGGACCGTCTCATGATGATGCCTGAGTTCGGACTGGGAGGCAAGCCCACCATCGTGGCTGAGATGCACTATCACACCGATGATGACCTGCTGGCCTATGACGCCATGCGTCTGGCCGCCTGGTATAACAACGCGCTGCTGGTAATAGAGAGCAACACCTACGAGACACGAGACCAGAACCGCGACACCGGAGTTGAAGGCTTTGAGTATATCATGGATGCCGTAGCCAACCTCTACGGAGAGCGTAACCTGTACGCACGTCATAACAAAGAGGAGGATATAGACGATAAGATAGAACGTAAGTGGGGTTTCAACACCAACGTTCGTACCAAACCTCTTATCATAAACCATATGCGCACCTGTCTTCGTGACCGCTTGTGGGATGAACCCAGTAAGACCTGCTGCCAGGAGATGTCCATATACATAGAGGACAAGAAGAAACTCACGGCACCACCTAAGAAACATGATGACGTGCTTATGGCTACCGCCATACTCCTTTGGATCGCCTTCAAGGAAATGGACCTGCCCCAGCTCGTCAAGGAAACCTCCATATCCGGTGACGGCCGTCCACACAGCAGCACCAACCTCACCGCCTTCTAATCATTAACCAAAACAATACAGTTATGAACAAAAACATCTTTCAGTCAATCAAAGAGTGGTGGCATAACCTACGCCGCCGCTGGGCACGCCGTGTAGTCACACGCTACGCCAAACGTGAGTTTTATGCCGCCATGCGTCATGCCGATGAGCGTTACAAGCATGAGCATACCATGATATACGTCTGCTCCAAACCCTTCCAGCCTGACATACTCACCACCTATGACCGCATACGTTTCAAACGAGAAAAACAGGTATGGGGCTGGAACGCCACGCTGCTCACCCTCCAGTCACTTAAGTTCGGCTGTTACTATCACACACCAGACAAAGCCGGAAACCAGCGTATGAAACAAAAAGACATAGACGTACGTCTGCAATACTTCATAAACGAGCGTTTAGCTCTCGCTAAACTTCTCTGATAAAAACATGATGGGCCTCGTATCACTACGTGGCCCATCACTTTCTAATCAATTATGCTTATGAGAATTATCCTTAGTGCTTTCAATTAGGCAACTGTTGCGCAGCCGCCTCCTGCTGTCGTGCGTCACGGTACTGCTTGAGTTTCTGCATCCACGGACGTTTGCTTATCAGAGCATACTCGTCAAAGGTAATCAGACCATTATTCATCATTTCCTTTGCATCCTGCTCGGCAATCTCACGGAACGCCGGTGTCTCGGCACTCTCCTGTATCGTCAGGTCACAGTGTATGTAACGCAAATCATCCAGGTTAAGCGTATCAATGTCAAACTCACCATCCAGCTGGCCCACAATCATCTCCCAGCGCTTGCGGTCATAGAAATACAGAAGGTTCTGCATCTTCTTTGTATGTTGCAGCTCCAGGAACTTATGGAACTTAAGCAGGAACGCAGCCACCGTGGTGGTTGAGTTGCTTGCCATCTGTGCGTACAGCGTACCGCTGGCACCTGCAAACGGAGTCTTACCCTGCAAAGCATCGGTAATGGCACTGGATTTGTCACCCATGTGCTCAAACGTCTGCAGGAAACGGCTAAGGTCAAAGTTAACAGCATTACTATGTACCGTCTGTGGCATCAGTTTCTCCATGCCGGGCTTGACATCCACAAATACCAGTCCGCCTATCTCCGTCCAGCTTCTTGCAAACTCCTTCGGATCTACGCCGCCCAGTATGGACTTAGGTACTACCGTCACACCCTTAACCTGAGCGCGCAGCAGCCAGTCATGCAGTACGATGGCACGGTTCTCAATGATGTTATGGTCAATGACAGGATACAGGTAACCCTGAATCTTACCGTCAATCATCGGTATGGTACGTACTATGAACGGCTGGTTACGTCCAGGCAGTGTGCTCTCGCCCTCCCAAAGTATCGTGCCGTCAGGAGCCAGGAAACGGCAGTACCAGAACTCATCAATAAAGAATCCGTCCTCGCCGTAGCCGTCACCGGTAATATAGGGTATCTCATCCTCTGTCCACGCCTCAGCCGCACTTTCTGCCATGGCACGGCGGCGCTGGTTCTCCTGTTTGATACGTCTGCGCTCGGCAGTATCATCAGCGTCAATGATAAACTCCGTACCCTCATTCCAGTCATGCAGTCTGATACGCGGCTTGGTCTCCTTGGTCCACGCCTCCAGCACGACACATACTGACGGATCATCGTCTTTCATCCATTCCAGCATGCCGTCCTTATAGCGGTCCATGAAAGTGTTGAAACGTGCTTTCACTTTCAGCGGCTCATACTGCTCGGGATATATGGAACGTAGTATAGCGTAGTCATCGGCATTACGTGCAAACGTGGCAGCCAGCTTGCCGAAATCACATTTAATCATACGTCCGAACATCGTGGCATCCCACATACGGCTGTCGCTCATCAGAGTGTCCATCACAAAGAGGTTGGGGTTCACGTAACTGGACCAGCTGTCAAACGTGCCGTCCGGACCGCTGGCGCTGTCCCATGTCTCATAACCCACCATCAGACCACCCAGGCACAACTCACGTCCCCAGTCCAGATACAGCTCAGACATAGAGTTTTTCTTGCAGTTCACCTGCAAGCCCTTACTTACAATCTCACCGAACGCCTGCTCATCGGCATCCACGGCAGTAGCCTGCGGCTCCAACATCTCACGTGTAATCACGCCAATCATGGTCTCCACCTTCTCCTGCACCTGGTTGCTCTGTACTACGATGTTACCGGTCTGTTGCAGATACTGGCGCATGGTCATAATCTTGCCGTCATACTCCATCAGGTCACCCCACTGGTCATCATAGGCAAAACGAAACGCCCTGGCTCGCTGCTCGCGGTAAGACTGCATGTTAAGCCATAAGTCACGGAACTGCTCCAGCAGCGCCATGTCACGTTTGGTACGCTCAATGGCTTTCTTCCGCATGCGCACGCTATCCATCTCGCTTACGGATTTCACTCTGCGGTATAGTCTGTCAGGCTTCTGCATATATATTGTATTTGCTTTTTATATTTTCAAAGGCTGGATGCTGTCACAGCCGCCAGCCTTCCACCATTTTCATTCGTTTACTCACGTTCTGAATACTAACCTAATCCTAACCAAATGAAAAAAGCACACTTCATTGCCTCGTATCTATTGTCAATTGTTTACCACATTAACCCAGATTTCATCTCCAGCATTACTTGCAGGTATCAAGTACTCATCCATAAGCTGAAAGTATCTCTTTTGTGAATCCAGGATCATGCCTTTTACTCGGTTATTGCCCACACCTATACAGCCGTCTGTCTCCTCAGCCTTGTTCAAAGGATGAATCAGCACTCCTGTAAAGTCAGGCACACCTTCCAGTCTTGGAACTATACCGTTGTATCGTTTAGCCCAGCTCCTGTTTTTGAATCGCGGACTGACGGTATCCATCCTCAACCTGTATCGGCCAGCCGGGATAGCGGTCCTTCCAGGAATTTTCTCACCATCAGGACGCACAGTATCTTCAAGTGTCTCGCAGAACCTGTCACCATCAATATACAGGATTCCAATGGTGTAGTCTTGTTTGGGCCAACGTCTATCAACAGTCAGTTCCATAATATATCATTTCTCATTATCCTTATCACCGTTATAACCGCACCGCTGACACCGCTTTTCCAGGCGTTCGTTGTTAGCCTCATCCACCGGACAATGAATGTTAGGGTCCTTGAACCTATGCTCGCACTGACCGGACTTCATGATCACCGCACTTTTCTCGGCGCTGTCCAGTTTCTCACGCTCAAAATCTGCGATACGGTCATCCAGATAACGCTCCTGTCTATCCAGCAACTCCTGCAACATAGTGTAAGGCGTCTTACGCTTGTCAATAATCTTGCCAAGCACACCGCCCACACCCACTGAGATAAGCGATGTAATAATCAGCGTCCAGTCAATCTCCATCACTCTTTAGGCTTGGGAAGGAGTGAATGTATATGACTCAACCGCGCTGTCCACCATACCGCTCTTGATTGCGATAGCCTTGAAAGTAGTCTCCGTTACAGGCTGGTCAATGCCAGCTGAGTAAGCTGTTGAACCCGATGTAGGAGTGCTGCCGTCATCGGTGTAGTAGATAGTTGCACCATCGGTAGCTGTGCTCATCTCAATCTTACCGGTATCAGCGTTCAGGCCCACGACAGGAGTAGCCACAATAGTGAACTCCTTAGTTGCCACACTGCTGTCATGACAATCCAGCTTGACAGCCATTGCCTTGATAGTGGTAGGACTGGCGGTTATGCTCAGCGGCTCGCTGTAAACAGCTGAATCCTTTGTCGGCTCCGTGCCGTCTGTAGTGTAGTGAATCACTGCACCGCTTGTGGCGCAGGATATAGCGGCTTTATTGCTTGACAGAGCGATAACCGGTGTTGCCACGGTCGGCAGCTGGTTATAAGCAATAACCTTAAGCGTCTCACTGATGTCAGCCATTGTCTTATTCAGGTCATTGAGCCTGTTGACAATCTTACGGCTGGAATCGTTCTCTTTATTAGCTCCCATAGTTAGAATATATTAAGCAAAACAAAAATGGGGACAAATGCTTGCCCCCAAAGTCTATCTTAGCCCCTATACAATCAGTATCATAACGCCATACGGCGGCTGTTAAAGTCATCGTTAAAGTCAATACTAAAATCCTCGGGCCTGCTGATAGTGTGCAGGTAGTCCCTTATCTGGGCTGCCTCATCAGTTATCTTGCTTATCCGGTTGTATGTTTTCTCCTCGTCTGTCATAATATCACCTATTAAGCAAAACAAAAATGGGGACAAATACCTGTCCCCAAAGTCTATCTTGGCCTGCGCCTATCTCAGCCGGCTGGCATAACGGCTCTCATACTCAGCCTCCAGGTAACTAATACGCTCCGTCTCGTTCAGAGCACATAGCAGCACCAGCCTGAACAGCTTATATGAGCCGCCACGCAGGGAGCGTAACCGCTGCCATGTCTGGCCGTCCATGCTACCCATCACAATCATCTTAACATGTTCCTTGTCATACTGCCCACGCACAAACAGGCGGTTTAGCACCTTACGCACATCGTCCTCGTCCATGTTGAAAGGACGTGTCACAATCATACCCGGATTCCTTGTTACAGTGTCCTGGCCACGTGCGTTAGAGAAACTCAGTATAGCAGGAGCGTGCATAGCCTCATGGATAAGGAAATCGTTGTTAAAGTCATCATTGAAATCACCCATACCCTTATCCATAGCAACATACGTCTCAGGATAGCTGTTAAGCACGCTCTTGAACCTGTATCGTGCCGGCATCACAATCTTATGCCAGCTGTCCGTCTCCAGCATGTATGTGTAAATGTACGGACATAACGGCTTCTCCGTGCTGGCATTAAAGAATAGCAAGCGCCTACCCACATAATCATAAGCAGTCCTTGCATTTCTCATAAACTCCATGAACGGCTTATCCTCATGTGCAATAACAGCCAAATCCTGCCAGTCACCATAATAACGCAACAGCAAACTATATATGCTGTCATCCAGCTTGTAATGCCGTCCGTGCATCTTATCCGATATGCAGCGCAAGTCACTACCCGTAAGCAGCATCACACCCTTCTTGGTAGTAAATACCACAGCCTGATCCAGCTGGCACACCGTCCCAGGCAGCGCCACATCCTGCGACACCGCATCAGGTTTACCCAGACTTCCGTCATTATTTACAGATATAGCCCACAAGCCTTCTGTTGTGAAAATATACAGGCTTGAATAACCAAACTGGCCAGTTGATAGAGCCTTGGTAACAACCGCTATATCCACTAATTCTCCGAAAGGGAAAGACTGCTCAAGAGCAGGTGTAAACAAATTCTGGAATTCAAACTGGAACAAAACATTGCCTCTATACTCTATATCATCCAGTGTGTCGGTAGGATACTGGACTTCGTTTCCTTGTCCTATTAGTGTTCTATTATCAAAATTTGTAAGACAATAGGCTCCATTAAGATATGGATGCTCTTTCATCTCAAACTCTTCCGAATAATTGTTTCCTATTGATAAAACACACTTGTAACATCTGTTGTTGGGATAGAACAGCCAGTTTCCAATACTGGGTACATAATCAACGGAATATGTTCTGTCAACTATTATTTCTTTGCCGCTGGTTGACCTGATATAATATCTCAGGTGTATGGGATAAGAAGGTAAGTTATTTATTCTTTTCGCTAAGCTGGGTATATTGAAATATCCGTTATAATGCTTTATCATCGCACCGATAGCCAACAATCGCTCATTATACACCTTAATGTTGTTTGGTATCAAGTAATTGTTTGTTTGCTTCGTATCATCCGTAAGGCGTTCTTTTGTAACAAGTATGTCAGGTCGGAAATCCTCATCCAGGTCTATTGTGCTGTATTCTTCGCTTGGATCATGGTTTATCAGCTCCTCATAATCTATCTGAAGGAATCTATAGAAATTGCTTTTGCTCAGTATCTCTTCCTTCATTTCTTTTTCGGTTAACACATGTCCATGATAAATAACACCCTTGCAATTTTCATCTTCCCAGGTGTCATCTATGCAACCGACTTTTGGTGAAATCGCGTTTATTTCAGTTGATATAAAAACATCAAGACCAACAATTATATCTTTCCAGTCTTCAAATATAGTAGAATTGGATTCATCTAAAAACAATTTGATAAAATAAGGACGCACAAGCCAATCAAAAGCTTGTCCTTCATCGTCGGGATTTGAGTTTTTTCTTCTTCTAACATTCCAAAACCGATAGCCAGATGGACCAATTCCTTTGTAATAGTAAAAATTAAAAGCCATCTCACTCAATTCTTCTACACCTCGGATTAGAACAGGTGCACTATGTCTCACATAGGTGCCATCATATAATTTAAGAGCATAACGAATAAATACAGGACTATTAAAGGCTCCTCTTTCAAGATTATGATTAAGGTCTATATTTACAATACCTAATGAAAATGAATATATATCTTGAGCCAGCGCTCCGTAACTATCATCGGAGTGCCAGTCGTCATCATGTTCCGATATGTTAGGTATCGCTGTGGTTGTAGAATTATATGTAGCTGCAAACTGGCCGTGTTCCCATTCATCAGCACCCTGTTCACCATAAGCAGGTGTAAGTTCGCTTTCAATTATGATTTTTGGTTCAGGTATCTGAGAGCCAAGAGCATGATAACCGCCGCCCTTAAACAGCACATACTCCATGCGTTTAGAGTTGCCGTCCAGGTCCGCAATCAAGATAATCAGTGTATTGCCAACACTCTTTATCTCTTTTATGCTTTCGTTAAGAGCATATTTAAAGATAGAAATAAACGCCGGAGTTGATGAAAACCACCCCACGTATTTATGATGTACTTCTTGCTCATCAACGATAGTCATCTCATCCCAAGTGCCGATATAATGAGTATAGCTGTTGGTCTTATGAATATACAACACTTCAAAGTCGCCACCAGTGTACTCGCCCATCAAGGTTCCGTCTGTCACGTCCACGGCCGGTACTGATGTTGCCAGCTCGTTCATGTCCATCTCCAAACCTATTGACTCGGCCAGCCCACCGTCAGCACTCATACGGTCTGACGGTGTGCGGCTAATACCTCTCAGCAATATCTTCTTTGTCGGCATAGTCCTAATTAACTTACAGGTTAAAAATTACAATAACCATCTGCGTTATTTTACTTTCAAGCCCTAAACTTAAATAGCCCAATCATCACTTCAGGTCTGAAATGTCCCTAATCATACGTGCTCTCAGCGCGTCATGCTCACGGGTTATCTGCTTACGCTGCTTGCGGTCCTTGGCATCAATCAGGCGCAGGTACTTGTCGTATGCGTCCATCTCCTTCTCATAACGCTTCCACACCTCCAGCACCTTGTAGTCGTAACTACCTGTAACCTTCTTGTAGTATTTCTCATCACCGGCCTTCATAGCCTCCTTGATCCGGCGCTCAGTATCCTGTGCCACCTCGCGGTAATAGTAATACAAGTCAGTCACATGAGCGTTACGGTAACGGTCATCGTTCCATGTCATCAGACGGCGCAGGAACGGAGTATCACTAATCTTAACCTCACCACCCAGCGCGTTCTCAATGAACTTAAGGCCCTTACCAACGGTAGTGCCCACGCCACCGGTGTAACCCTCCACCAGGTGCTCCACGATGTTGGGGTTCCAGTTCACGGCACCAGCCTCATACTCGTTTCCGCCACTTATCCAGTTCAGCGCCTCGGTCAGTGCCAGATACACCTTACTGGTGTTGCGCAGCGGATTGCGGTAAGCTGGAATATGTTTCTTCTCCTCGTCACTCAGGAACCGGTTTTCATTATAAACCCTTGCACCCTTGTAATCCTCGTTCTGTATAACCTCCACAATAGGAGTAGTGATACTGGGTGTTACAGCTGCCAGTCCTGACGTTGCATCTATCGGTGCAATCTCACCAATCATGCTTGCCACTTCACCCACGATGTTACGGTGCGGCTCACGTCCCAGCGAGTGGTTTACAATCATGTCACCCATACCGTAGAACACACGTGCCTCCTGCGGCAGTGCCCATTTCAGGTACACACCCTTAAGGCCCAGCAGCATATTGTTACGGCGCTCATAGTCCGGAACATCCAGATACTGGTCATCATCGTCACCGTCACCATCCAGCATAGCATGGAGCACAGCGTTCATGGCACCCAGCATCAGGTAACCGCCCACCCACAAGCCCAGCTTGCTCTTGTCTTTCTGAGCCAGCTGGTACATGGCGTTAAGGCCCTGAACTGCTGCGTTAAAGAACATGATCGCATGACGTCCATATACAGACAGCATACTGGCCGATACGGCAAACAGACGCTCTATGTCATTCAGTTTACGGCCCTCCCTGTTACGCAGGAACTCACTCTCCTTCCATGTGATACCCTTACCGCTGCCCTTGCGGTTAAAGTTCACTGTCAGCTCCTTGGCATCGGCCACGCTCTCCACTACGCTCTTACCCTGCTCGCGGCTGGTAAGGTATGCGGCAAAACGTGTCAGCTGCTCAAAACACTCGCCAAACTCCTGTACGGCATCCAGCGCAGCGCCTGCACGCTCAATGGCACTGCGTGTGTCACCGGTGTACTTCTTTATCTCAGCCTCCCAAACGTCAGTACCACGTACCGATGTGTAACCGGTCACACCGCCGTTCTCCACGAATGAGCGGTATTGTTGCTCAAGCTCGCTACTACCCAGCGTGCCGTTATTCAGCGCACGTTTCATTTTCACCACTTTCATGGCGGTTTTCAGGTTCTTTCGAAACGCCTCGTTATATGCCTTATCCTCCTTGACGTTTACTGACATCAGTGCAAACAGCGTATCACGCTGCAGGTTACTCAGCCAGAACTCAGGGTTAAGTGATGTGTTCAGACTTGCAAACGCACGCAGGAATTTCAGCGTAGCCTTGGTAAACTCGTTCTTGCTGGCATCCACGTTCAGCTCGCCGTTGATCGCCTGAGCCGCACGCGGATTGCCGTTTATGAACATGAACATGTCACGGCCACCCAGCTTAAAGGCAATGATATGTGACTTAGCCTGCTGCTTGGTGGTGTTGATAACATAGTTCAGACGTTGTTTCTCAATCTCACGCACACCACGGAAAGCACGGTGCTCACGTGCCAGCTGCTTCATCTCGTTTTCCCACTGCTCATACTCGGCCTTTGCCTGGTCGGTTGACAGAGCCTCGGTGAACGGAGGATACTGCGGCTCAAAAATGGTACGTCCCTGGTCATCCAGCTTGGCATTACCGTTCTCGTCCACCTGCTTTACATACCACACGTCACTTACCAGCACCAGGTCGTTATCGGCCTGTCGGTTACTTACAAAGTAATACAGGGCCAGCTTGCTCTCGTTCTTTATGTCAGCAGCGATAGCGGAGCTTGCCATGGCACCTATGTAAGCCAGCGGTGACTCAGCCCTTGTCTTACGGCCCCTGGCTGTCTTGAGCGGAGCCACAAACGTAGCGTCTGCGTTACTGGTATAGTAAGAGTACATATCCTCGGGAGTGGTCTCGGCAAAACCACGCAGTGGCACGTAGTAGTCAAACATGTCACGTACATGCTCATACTGGCTGCGGCTCATCATGTTAGCGTCATACTGGTGTTTCAGCACCGCCTTGGTAGCACCATTAATCTGTTTCCACAACTCCGTCATAAGGTCACTGCCCATACGCTTTTCAAAGTCTGCAATTTCGGCATCGGCAGCCAGCTCCATATCTGACATTTTGTCAAACATAGGCTTACGCGCAGCCAGCAGCCGTTTCTCATACTCCTCCTGCGTCTCGGTTGTAGGATCATACGGCTCTATGTCCTCGTACTTTGAATAGAGACCGGTCAGGCCGCCATAATCTTTCTCACGCAGTTCACGATACTTGCCGTCATTTCCTGTCTCAATTGCCACAAAGTGTTTGTCCAGCTTATCACGCTCACGGCTTATACGCTGCTCTATCTCCAGCTCGGTTACATCAGGATGCTGCTTTGCAAACTCCTGTATGGATGCAACCTTGCTGTCAAATATAGCCTGGTAGTAAGCGCGTGCGTCACGCTTAGCCAGTATGTCATTACGTTCAATACCATGTTTGAGCATCAGGTAACGCTCAATCTCGTCATAATCAAGCCCACGCTCGTCAATGATATTCTGAACGGTCTGCATCATCTTGTTCCAATGCTCGCGCTCCCACTTCTGCATGGCGGCAAGGCCCTTGGATGACTGCTGGTTCAGTGCCCTGCGTATATCCTCAAATCCCTGCGCCTGTTTCTTAGACGCCTTCTCCAGCGCATCCACAAGAGTATTCACGCTCTGGAACTGGTCGCGGTATGTCTCATCCATACGTGACCACATTCGGCTCACTACGCGGTTATAAAGGTTGGCGGCGCTTTCACCTGTACGCTCCTGTGCCTGCTGCACCCTTACAGCCTGAGCGCCATCGGTACGTATCTCGTTGTCAGCGGCACTCAGCCCTTGGTTATGAGCCAGTGCAGCGCCACGTGCAATAGTAGCGATAGACTTATCGCCCTGATGTGCGTTCTGGAACAGGATATAACGTAAAGCTCTGCCCTCAACCCATTTCCAACCCATCGGCGCCTTATCCAACACCTTATCAAGCATGTCATTGAACGCAGTCTCTATCGTGCTCCAGGTGTCTTGTGACTCAGCATCATCAGTAGTGCTCTCAGCCATAGAACCCAGATACTCCATCATAGCACGTGCAGTATCCCAGCCGTAACTCTGCTGTGCAATCTCCACCACCTTCTGACGGAACTCCGGCAGTTCGCGGTACAGCTGCTGTGCAAATTCACGCACCGCATCAGCTCCCAGTATCTCACTGAGCGGCATTTCACGGCTCATAGCCATAAGTGCTGCCTCCAGCGGTGAGTCTCCGTTCAGCGAACCAATGTTGATAGTCAGCTTGCCGTCCTGATAAGAACTCTTAAAGCTGTTCTTAGGCTCGTTGATAACCTCAACAGCCACACCCAGGTTAGCGCCCACAGCCTTGCTGCGCTCAGTCATATCAGCTGCGCTATCCTCATAATCGGTAGGCTCAACGGTCTGCCAACTGATTTCACCATCAGGACCGCCATTATCTTCTTTACCCAGGTAATCATCAATGATTTCACGTGCCGGCTTGTTGAAGGAAATAACCGGATCAACCAGACGCAGGTTGCCAAATATGTCTTTCAGCAGATTGTCACCGTAGTAATCAGTGACTACAACATCATCCTTGGCAACCATCCACTGCTTATATGGTTTGAAACCTCGTACCTTCATAAAACGCTCGGCTTCCTCGTCACTTACAGTATGAGCGGCAACAACATAATCCTGAGCCAGTATCAACCTGACTTCATCCAATCCGTTTTTTATGTCAGTGGTGACACCTAAGAACCTATACCTTGATTCAGGGAAATATATGTTATGGATGATATGCTGATACAACTCGTCAAACGGACTGTTATTTGTCATATCTTCTGTGGCAAACAAATCTTTTACTTTGATAACACGGTTATTGGCCTTATCAAAGTAAACCAAAGATTCTTTACCGCCGTTGATTACACTCGGGTAATTTTGTACAAAATCAACAGGTTTAATAAACAGACCGTTTGCTTTTGCGGCTGCAATTATTCTTGCGCTTTCTTCTGCTCTGTCATTTTTTCTCGCTCTATTGCCCTCGCTGCTATCATTATACTCAGTTCGTGCAGGGGCTTGTGCTCTCTCAAGCATTTGTATGCGCCTGAGATCACGGCGGACCTCCATCCTTTCACGTCCGGATGTTCGTTTATCAGGTCCTGAATCGTTCCTCCTACCTCCATCTGCGTCTGCAGGAGCTCCTGTTCTGTCAATTCCTTGCTCATTTGCCTCAAAGTTACTATTTATTTCGTTATTGTCCACTTCATTACCGTTATATTCCATGCCAGGCTCTGCAATCCTGCCGTAATCACGATAGCTGAAATAATTGTACAGCCCATTATCTTCAGGAACGGTCTTACCGCCAACCATATCAAGTAGGGTAGTACCATGTGCATTGAGGAAAGAACCGATAACACGTGGTGCCAGTGCGTCAAGTTGGTTGTCAGTCCGTGGATCTACGCCGCTGCCATATACCACCACAGCACTTGCGTTAGTTATACCTGCGTAATATGCGCAGTCAACGGCAATCTTGTTGATAGTCTTTATATCATTCATCCCAGTATAAGGCAGGAAGAAATTGCCCACCACAAGATTGTTGGTGTTTATACACAACACACTTATCTTGTCACGCTCGCCCAGTCTGTGTGATGATACGTAAGCAGCCACGTCACGGCTGGTAGAAACCCTTTCGCCTCTTGCAGGATCATAATCCTTGCTGAATACCATCTCGTCAAATCGGTATGTAGGTATCTTTACGTCACCCTCACGGCCGGTAAAGTCCTCTGGCATACTTGAATCAAACTCGTTCATGTATGTGCCATAAACGCCACGTGTAGTGTCAATAATAATACCTGGCATCAGTTTCTTGCCCAGTACCTTCTGCATCTCAGTCCAAAGCTTGCGGTCTTTGGCAGAGCTAATGATATTACCGCTGGGATGATTGTGTACAAAATACACCTGGTCAGGACCTATCTCCTTCATCATTACCGACAGACCACTCAGGTCCACATTGACAGCATCAATATTTCCCATGCCGATATGCAGCACCGTAGGCTTGCCGTCCTTGACAAACACGATAAAGCTGTTTTCCACGGCCTTGGTCTCCAGTTTGCGGAAGATGAACGCCACATCCTCTATGCTCTCTATACTGTCACGACCTATAAAACTGAAGTCTCCAGCCTCGCTCAGCTTACGCTCCACAAGACAGGTCTCACCAGGCTCCAGCTTACGGAGCGGCTTTATAATATCTGTTGATTGTCCGCTTGGAACGCCGGACGGGGTATCGGTATCTCCCGACCTCCGTACTGCATCGGCTCTCCGTCCAGCATCGTCCGATGCTGCTCTACCGGCCTGCCGTTGTATGTTATCAGTTCCTCGCTCATTATTGCGGTTATTTGATGCAAATATACTATTTTCTGCCGATAAACCAGCACCCTCATCATTCAAAGTTCGTATCTCATCCTCACTCATGCCGGTCACGTATGACAGCATCTTAACCTGGTTGTCGGTAAGTACCTTCTTTGCGCCACGCACGTTACCAGACGGCTGGCCGCTTATCTTCACGCCCAGCTGCTCCAACTCATAACGCAGAGACGGAGTAACGATGTTGTAAGGTATTGCTATATCTTCACCCTCCAGCAGCTCCGCAATCTTCTGCGCCACCTCGCTGTCAGGCACTACACGTATAGGCTTATCCCAGCGTGTCAGTATCACCTTACGGCTTTTTTCCTTGGGCAGTTTGCTGCTTACAGGACCGCTGTGCCAGTCAATCTCGCCCACGCTGTCCTTGGCGTTCTGAGCCTTATATCCGCTGGTAAGCTCGCTCTCAGGCACCTCCACCTCTACGGTCACCAGATTAGGCCGGTCATAAGCGCTTGTAAACTGGTCGTTCAGCGGACTGCGGCTGGTGTGGATATACGGATTATAGCGTGCTTTCAGGCTCTTGCCGTTACCCTTATCCAACTTGTAACGGCCGTAAGCGTCAGCCAGCTCGGGACGCTCCACAGCCTGCTCCCACTTACCCAGCTCAACCGGCTCAACCATCTTGCCGTCCACACGTGCTGCCATGGGAGGATAGAGCTTACCGTCAATCTCCTGCATAGCCCTGTACACACGAATCTTATCGCCAGCCTCCAGCTTTGCAATAGTCACCGGATCCGTCACCGTTTGGAACATAACCTGCGGCTCCTCGGTCACGCTCTCACGCATTGCAGGAGTTACATCAATCATGTGAGCTTCCAGCAGCGCGCCGTCATTGAGTTCTACCAGCTCATCCCTTACGCTCACGCCCCACTGCTTTCCGTACTTATTGACGAAAGCAGGTAACATACGGTCGTAGAACTGAACCATACCTTGACCGCCCACACGCAGGCCCTCACCTTCAAGAGTTTCATTCTCTTTCATTGACAGCATACGTACTGCCAGCTCCTTACCAACAATATCCGATATGTTCCTGTTCTGGAACTCAGCCACAAGAGACTGCAACACGTTACCCTCGTCATCTGTCGTGATATACTGATAACCACGGTTGTTCATCTGCAGTGCATACTGTCTCTCATGTAACGTATCATGATCCATACGTCTCACGGAGTTCAGTGAGCCTCCGATGTTATAACGCTGTGCCTGCTGGTCACCGGTGGCCCAGGCCAGCTTGTCATAACCCTCCTCGGCGGCCAGACGCAGCATACGTTTCATGGTAAGTTCATGCCAGTTCTTCTCAAACGGAGCAGCAGGAACACCACCTTCCAAACCGAAAGCATCCAGTCCTTCCAGCACAGACTGCTCGGTGTCACGCTCACTGGTCATCTGTGTGCCGTTCTGAGTCTCACCCCAGTATAGACCTTCCTGTGTCTTGTATATATGACCGATAACCTCACCTGTAACCGGTGATGTCAGATTGGCCTCCTTATCTCCGGTGGCGGTATCTCTGTATTTACCGATGATAGCGTTAAGGAACGGTACCGGTGTGTCATAACCCATCTTACGGCCGTCTTGGTGACGTCTGCTCTGAATCTCATCTATGAACAACACCGAATTACCCTGCTTGTCAAAGGCATCACCGAAGCGCGCCCACGCAATGGCACGTCCGTTATCGGCATTGCCGAAATGAACATCATCCACATTGTACGGCCTGATAGTCGGAACCGTCAACGCAATCTCGCGGTTGTTCTCCAGTCCTATGGTCTGATAGTGTTTCCTTGTAGGTTCAATATCATTTATGCCGTGTTTGATAACGTCATTTCCCCATGCTACAATACGGTCAAACTCGCTGTCGGTCAATTCACCCGATACCTCATCCTTGGTTATCCTGTCATCCCCATTATGCTGGTTATATAACCTGATAGCTTCATCTAAGTTGCTGATACCAACAGACGGAATGTTATGGAACTCGTCCATGTCAATATAGAACGTTTTATTGAAGGTCGGGTATTTATTCTCCAGGTTTTTTATTGCGACATCCTCACCGTACCAGGTTTCCTCAATCTGTATTCTGTTCTCACGGATATACTGGAGCAGCTCATCCTTAGTCAGTGTCTTGGCAGTCTGTTCCTGGAGCCACTGGCTCAGGCCCAGCCACTTATCTTCACCGGCTTTCAGTCCGCCTTGCTTCTGGATCATAGCCAGCCACTGCTGCGGTGTGGCTTTCTCCTGTTTGATACCCTGAACGGCTTTAAGCGCGTTGGATATGAATATCTCAGTGTTTACGTTACCCTCAACAACGCTCACCTCGTTACGCTGCTCCTGCTCTGCAATCTCACGCAGCAGCGGTAACAGGTCAAACTCCACAAGGTCCTGCATCTCACCGCCTGTGAAGTCACGTCTGCCCTCGGAACGGTCAATCTCATCAAGCCTGCGGTACTCGTCAACGAGGTCACGCACACGCTCATCATCCATGAGCGTGTTACTCATCTCAACGGCCGATACCAGACCTTCCTCGCTCATGTAAGAGTATCTTCCATCAGGATTTTCGTAGTAATCCAGTATCTGTGTGGCGTTACCGGTCACGGTCTGATAGGCAGGTGCGCTGTCATCATCGCTGTTGATATCCTCATCCGTCAGCTCAGTATGCAGAACAAAGCTGGACGGGTTGTTTTTCAGCTCCTCGGCGTACTTGGCCTCCTTTGCTGCCATCTCCGCTTTCATCTTCTCGGTCAGGTCCTCTACCAGCTTGGTCTGTTCTTTCAGCTTATCCTCATCGGCAAAGGGCTTGCCCTTACGTTCCAGCATCAGCTCATTGTCCTTGTTGATACGGTCAATATGCTCTGACAGCAGTTCCAGGTTACGGCGCATACGGCTGCCGTTGGCAATGTTGAGCTTGAAGTAGTCAACAATATCCTTAGCGGCTGTGTAACCGCCCGGCATATCCACCGGCTCGGTGAATCCGCACTCGTCACATACGAACTGGAGCTGTGTCTGCACCTTGGTGTTGTATGAACCCTTGTTGAAGTCATAACCCCATGTGCTGACAAGATTGACTATCACATTCACCTTAACACCGTCAAAGGTCATGGTAAACGTGCGTTTCTCCTCATGGCGCTCGTCATGCAAACGGCGCAGGTCGGCTATGATTGCGCTTATAGGCTCCTGTATCTTGGCCTTTACGGCAGCGGCCACAGCCTTGTCATCCTTGCATTTCACACCCTCTACGGCAATCTCCTTGACTATGCCATCGGGGAACGCTTTGATAGTGTTGTCAAGAGCCTGCTGATACTTGGCCTGATTGCTTTCGGCCAGTGCCAGCTGGGTGTTGTTCTTCTTCAGTTTGTTCTCAATATATATCTGGTCCTGACGGTGCTGCTCTTTCTTGTTTTGCAGTTTACGCAGCTCACGCTCGGCCTGTGTCTTGAGCAGCGCATACTCGCTGCCTGACAGGATTGCGACAGGATTGTCAAACTCACCTTCTTCCTCCTCCTCAAGCACACGGTCCTCCATGCCGTTGGCAAGCAGGTGCTTGCTATCCATCACGGAGTTTATGAACTTGCTCTTGGTTGACAGGCGCTGGTATGCGGTCACGTCAAGTGAATCCTCCACGCCAAAACGTATCACACGTACCGGTATGCCCCATTCTTTATGCAGGTTACCCTGACGCAGTATGCGGCCCATACGCTGTGTATAATCCATCGGTCTGTTAGGTGCATCCAGGTGAGCCTCAAAGAACAGACGCTCCTGTATGTTGACACCGGTACCCAGCGTAGCGGTGGTTCCCATGATCACACGTATCTCGCCGTTATTGACCTTGGCAAATATCTTCTCCTTGGCTGCCGTTGACATACCGGACTCCATGATGATAATCTGGTCGGCAGGTACCCCCCTGGCTATCAACTTACGTCTTATCTCTTCAAACACGTTAAAGCCCTCAACCCTGCGGCCACCCTCATAATCCCAGCGGCGGTAGGTGTCACAGAACAGCGCACATGTGCCCTTGTAACGCTTGCTGTCCTCCAGCGCTTTCAGCGTCTCCTCAACGGCTCTGTTGGTCTTGCTCTGCGGCTCATCAGGCGAATCGGCCGATACCAGACGTGTGTCAATAGCCGCTGCCTTGGCGGTACCGAACATCACAAGCGGAATATGGCTGTTCTCCTGCTTCTCCTTGCCTGACATGTTCTCAAAACGCTCCAGCTCAGCCCTTACAGCGGCCATGATGGTGATGAGTGATGCGGACTGAGGCAGGTATATGTCACGTACCTGGTTCTCATGTTTCTCGCCCTTGTCATCGGTCCAGTCCTCCATACGCGGCACCTTGTCATTGAGCGTCTCACCGTCACCGGCCACAGCCTCCTTGGTTAGTACCACATCGGCTATCGTCATCCATATACGTACCAGCTCGGGCAGGTTGGTATATGCTGCAAAACGTGTAGTCTCCTTGAACTTACCGCTTGTGGTAAACTCAAGGTTCTGCTGTATGGAACCAAAGTTGCGTACAAAATCATCAAAGTAGTAGATATGGTTCTTCCACATGAAATCATCAGGCAGCAGATACTTCATGAACGTCCATATCTCGGCGGCCGTGTTGCTTATGGGAGTACCGGTGGCAAACACCACATTCTTCCAGCCCACGCGGTCAAATATGGAGCGTGTCTTAAGGAACACACCAGCGGCTCGCTTGCTGCCCGATGCATCCACACCCTTCACGCCACGCTGCATGGTAGTGGCAAATCCCAGGTGCTTATATGCGTGCGCCTCATCCACCAGCAGCGCGTCAATACCCATCTCGTCAAAATTGGACACATCATCGGTACGGCGGTCCAGCTGACGCTGTGCCTTTACCTTGGTGTTGTTGATGGACTTGGCCTGCCGTTTGGAGTCTTTCTTCTTACCCTTCTGCGGCTTCTCGCCGGTATCATACTCATAACGCAGGTCGTCAATCTCCTGTTTGAGACGGCGTATGACATTCTGGTCGGCTGTCTGGTCGGCTTGTGACAGGATATACTCCTTCTCCTCAATCTTACTCTGTATGAAAGCTCTGCGGCGCTCCTCGCTGTCAGGCATCATCTCAAAGACAGACTGCGGTACTATGATGAGGTCCCAGTCGTTATAACGTATCTTGGCATAGAAAGCGCCACGGCCCTCTACCGTGCGGTCCTGTTCTGATATGGTCAGTATCCTGGCACTGGGATAAAGTTCCTTGGCACTTGCCACGAACTGGCCCAGCGTTGCGTTCTGCACCACAATCATAGGTTTCTTGGCGGTACCCAGACGGCGCATCTCCATAGCGGCTGTGATAAGCGTGAAGGTCTTACCTGTTCCCACCTCATGAGCCAGTATCACCGGCTCGGTGGTGGAACGTATCACGGCACGTGCCTGATGGGGACGAAGTGACAGCGGCTTGCCGTTAGCAAGCACGTTTGCCATTCCGTTGAAATGCTCAGGTACGTATATATCCCTTATCTGTTTGGGGACCATGGCATTGAACAGGTCATTGTATATCTTTGATACATGTGCTGCCAGCTCCTCATCGGCCTGCATCTTCTGACGTGCCCACTCCTTGAAGTCATCACGCAGCTCGTTCATCTTAGTGGTGGCGGCTGCGGTAGCCTCCTTGTCACGGCGTGTCTCTTTCTCACCGCCCACGGTCTCGGTCTTTACAAACTCAACCGTCTTGTTGTTCATGGCGGCTATCATCAGCTCATGACCATAAACCGTAATGTTAAGCGCGTTACTCGTTACACCTGCGCTGCGGTTCTGCTCGTTACGGCCGTCTATGTAATATATGCTATCCTCTTTCAGCGTCCATGAGCCGCCCACCTTGACAGGCTGGAACCGGTCATTGACACCGAACTTCTCATGTGCGTAACCCACATAAAGCGATACAGGCAGCCAGTCTGAACCCAGCGAGAACTCTATCAAGTGTGCCGGTATGTCGGCAGGTATCACGCCTTGCAGGGCCTTGACATTGCTGTTATAACGTCCGTCTGTATTATGCTCGTTAGCATATTCCAACTTCTCACGTACGTTACCAGACAGGTATTCATATTCGATAACCACATCACCGGTCGCGGGATCTTCAAAGCCCAGACCAGCAGCAAGTATATCTTCTCTAACCTTATCCTCACTCAGTTTCATAGCCTGTGCTATGAACGGAATGTTGATACGGCCAAACTGGTTCATGGAAACGATGACACCATCCTGTACCGTCTCAGGTGTTGGGATGACAGGAGCGTTAAGCTGACGTACAAAAAACAGCTGTGCTTTCTTGACATCGGCCGTCACCTTGCCGTCTATGCCTTTCTTTTCCTTGTATATCTCCATTTGCTCGGTTGCGCTGTACTCAACGTCATTCTTCAGGAACGATATTGATGCGTTTCGTGTCAGGTATCCGTACTTCTTTACAAAATCGTCATAGACGCGGTTCAGTTTCTTTAGGAGCGGCTGTAATCCCTCGTCCGACTCATTCTTCAGCTGATAGTCCAAAGTCTCTTTAATGGCGGCTTTCAGCGCGTCATAATCGGCCAGTACCTGTGCTTTGGTGTACTTGCCTTTTACCTTGTTGCTGTTCACACCTGGTACAGGCACGGCCTTTCCTGAGCGTGACTGACAAATCTCACCTTTGCTGTTCACAATCAGCTGACCTTCCTTAACACCTTGCGTGCTTTCCAGCTCGGCGGTCACCGCAGGAACAGTAACCTCTATAGACTCATACTCCTTCATCTGTGACACCCATTTCTTCAAACGCTTGGCTTGGTCAATCTTATCTGACGGATAGAGTGCTGCGCTGCCTGCACGATAGGTGTTACCCTTCTCAAAGCCGAACGCCATCTCACCGCCCATAAATTCGGGATGTTGGGTAAAGTAGGTGTTCATCTCCATGGTAGCACGTCCCATGATAGGCTCAAAGCGGTGTTCCTTACGGTTATACTCCGTCTCGCCGGTCTCATACTCCTCGGAGCGTACCACCTCAGTAGCTGTCACGTCAATGGCATCGGGTGATACCTGGTTGTTGACACGCTTACGTACCACGATGATGTCGGCAGTAGCACCGGTACCTACAAAGGTCTCGTTGTTAAGACGGAAAGCACCGATAACATCACAGCTGCCCTCACTTATGATCCACTGACGGAGTTTACGGCTGGAGCTGTCCAGCGTGCCACGTGACGATATGAATATACCCACACCGCCAGGACGTAGCTTACGTATGTTCTTGGCTATGCAGAAATCATGAATCTTACTTCCGAACAGACGTGTCAGGTCTTTCTCCTTGGCGTCATATATCTTCATGTTCTCACCAAACGGAACATTGGTGATGGCGAGGTCCACTGATGCGTTTTCAATATCCACATCCTGGAATCCCCTGATATAAACCTGAGCGTCAGGATAGAGCTGCTCCAGTATGCCGCCTGTGATGTCATCCAGCTCCACAGCTGTAATCTGACTTGCATCATTCATGCTCTTAGGTATGGATGCAAGTATGTTACCTATACCTGCCGAGCCCTCCAGTATCTTACCACCTGTAAAGCCCAGTTTGGCTGCTACGTCCCATAAGGTATCTATAATATCAGTGGGAGTGTAGTAGGCCGTGTTGATAGACAGCTGTGCTGCGTCAAACTCATCATCAGTGAGCAGGGACCGCAGCTCGCGGTAATCATTTGAGTAAGTGTTGTTGAAATAGCCACCCAGACCGCCCCAGCCTGTGAACTGGCGTAATACTGCCATCTGTTCTTTAGTGGCCTGCTTACCTTCGGTCTGCAGCTCTTTGAGCAGACGTATTGCGGCTATGTTGGCGTTAAAGCGTGCCGCAGGTGACTTAGGATATACAACCTCGCCCTTTGAGACGTGGTTGTTACGTTTGTTCTGTCCGCTCAGTCGCGGAACGCGTCGCACGGATCCTCCAGGCTGCTCACCTGACTGGCCTCCGCCTTCTCCTGCTCGGTCAGCTCCTCCAGCTTCTTGCCTGTCCGTTTCAGGTACGCCTTCAGTGCTGCCTCCTTCTCCTTCTGCATATCCAGTATCGTCGGCTGGCAGTCCTTGGGTGCGTACTGCATCATTTCCTTCAAGTCCATTATCTATCGGTTTAATGTTATCCCATTCAACAAGCTCATACATGACAGGCGCAAAACCGGTATCCAGTACCGGCTGGCCGCCGTCAAACTCATATATGGTAGCCTCCTGTGTCTTTCCGGTATAATCAGTGTACAGCACACGGTCACCAATCTTGTAGCCGTTCAACTCTGTTACTACCTCCTTGACAGGAGCGTTGACTGCTGCATCCTGCGGTGCAGGCTCGCTTTCCTGCGGCTCATCCTCTGTATGATAGATGTCCGCAAAAAGGTCACCCATCAATGCGTCACCGCTACTCTGCGAATTTACTGTTTTTTTCTTGGATTTACCAGTTTTTGAGGGTTTTTCTGCCTTTTCATCAGCACTTTGCGCAGTCTCAGTGGCTGGCGTCTCCACCTGCTCGGGCAGGTAGTCTTTTGCAACACGGCGTATGTCTTTCAGGAAGTCACTATACATGACACCGATGGACTCATACATGTTGCTTGACACATAACGGCTCTGACCGCTGGCGGCAGGGTTCTCGATACGATACATGATAGCCATTGCGTCGCCCATCACGCCACCTACACGCAGGTCATCGCCATATCCGTAACCGGTCGTATAGTCAACAGGAGCGATGTCTATGTTCACATACAGCTCAAAGCCGTCCTTCAGCGGCAGACGGAATGTGATGTCACCGCCTGCAGGTGCTATGTTAGCCTGTGCCAACTGTTTCTTGCCAACCTCAATACCCAGGTCCTTAGCCAGCTGCTTTGCCAGCTTGTCTGCATCCTTGACAGCTTTCTTCTCGGCTGTCTTCATATAGCCGTAACTCTCATGGAACTTGGACGGATCGGACTTGTCTGCCTGATAATAACCCAGCAAAGCCAGTTGGTCATTGACCTTCTGCAGCTGCTCGTCAATCTGTGTTATGAGTTCGGCTGCTGCTCCTGCATCTGCTGGTTCCTCACTTTGTGCAATAGATTGTGCTTGCTCTGCAACAGAAACTGCTTGGTCTGTAATAGCTGCTGTATTTGCTGCTGTTTGCTCATCTGTCTGTTCAGTTTCATATTCTAAGTTGTTGAATTTGATTGCGTCCTCCTCGTTGTCAAACAGGAAACCCTTGGCACCGCCGTATGACGAGTAATAACCGCCCAGCTCTTTGGCACGTGCCTTAAGTTCCTTGAACTCATCGGCACTCAGACGCTCACCAGTCAGGCGTACAATAGTCATCTCCCTGCCAGTCTTGGTATGTGTGTATGTGCCAATCTCACCCACCATCTTACCGGTAGGCTGCTCGGCTGCTGGAACTGCCTCCTGCGGCTGCTCTGATATATCCTCGCGGTGATTACGTACAAACGGAATAAACTCATCCGCGCTTACGTTCATCATCGTGACAGGCAGGAACCCAGTCGGGTTGTATTCCAGGTTATAAGTGCCGTCAGTATTACGGCCCACAACCTTGAACGCACCGTCAACGCCCTGCGGTTTTTTCTTCAGTACCACAAGGTCACCCTCATGTACTGCTTCCTCATCCTCTGTCTCAGGTTCGGTCTGCTGTTCAGGTTCAGGCTCGGTTTCCTCCTCGGTCACTTCCTCTGGAGTTTCCTCGGCTGTCTGCTCTGCTGTCGGCTCCTCCAGTGTAATAGCGTTCACGTCAATGGCATCCACCTCGGCTGCGCTGTCCATGTCGGCCTTGAACTGCTCCATGCCAGGCAGGTCACGCGCTCCGTTATATATGGCTTTCAGGTAGGGACGTATAGCGTCACCCAGGTCCGCAATCATACGCTTGGCGAAATCCACGAACTTACGTGCGCCAGCCTCCACATGGAAGGTAGCCATCTGTGCGCCGATATAAAACACCTCCGGATCAAAGCCAGCATTAAGGTTGTTGAGCTTATCACGCATCTTACGTTTCAGCTCCTCATATTTATCGGCAGTGATGATGGTGTTCTGTGAGCCGTAGGCAGGTGCGGCTGGCTGTGCAGCTGGACTTTCCATCTGTGTTAGACGTACCTGTTCCACGAACTTGTCAATACCTTCATGGCCTACACCGGTCTTACCTGCTATATTGGTAGCGTACCACTCTGCATAATCCAGGGCATGACGTATCGCATCCTCACGGCTGTTGTAAGGATATGCGGACGGCTCGGACTCACCGCCTGACATATTACCGTTATCGGCATGTACCTCAATACGTGCCTCCCACTTGCCGTCCTGCTCATACAGGTATATGCGGTTCTCGCTGTCAGGGAATGATATGGTCTCATCGGGCTGACGGCGGCCGGTCGGACGTTCGGTCTCGTCCTCATCCTCCTCGGCTCTCACCACTTTCTTAGGTGTCGCTTTCTTGGCCGGTTTCTTCGTCTCTTTCTTGGGTTTGGCCTTTGCCTTTGCTTTCTTGGTCTGCTTGGATGCACGGCTGTCAAAGGTGAACAGCTCACCCTGTACGGCCAGCGTATCAGGAACAACGTCTATCTCACCGTCCTCCTTCATAGCCAGCGGCAGCACCTTGGTCTTGATGTGAGCTATGAGGTTGTCAACATCCTTGAGGTTATAGTGATTGCCCGGATGCTCCTTACGGAACTTCTCCAGCGCGTCAATGGCAGCACGCAGCGCGTCAGACTTGGTGTTGAACAGGTATCTGTCCATACTGAGCGAGCCACCACCATTTTCATACTCTGCGCAACCTCCTATATTCCATAAGCCGTCATCATCACGATAATAGTCAATATATGATGAGCTGGCATAATTGGATTTCTTCACGGACGGCAGACGTACAAACAGCGGATTGCTACAGCCGTTATGACCTGCCTGCGTCCAGAATCCGTATTGGTTTTTCTTGTATTTCTGCTCGGTAGCCCTGAACCTGTTTGCTTTCAGGTACTTCACGATATAATCCGATGTGGCAGAAGCCTCCGTGCGGTCTTTGTACATGCTCTCCTTCCAGCGCCATACTATTACTCTATGATCGCCGTAAATGGGGAAGTGCGAATCATCAATCATAACCGGTTCAAGTATCTCGCCGGTACGCTCGCTCTTATATTCTATGTATGAACCGCCATATACAAACTGCTCCCACTCATCCTGCGTGAACTTGGTTGCCTTAATCTCCTCCTCGCTGGCTCCTTCCTCATACTGCAGAGCCTCATCCAGCTTATCGGTTACAATCTCATCTTCGGTATTAGCCGGTGTCTCCTCGGTATATTCCTCCTCACTCAGATTATACTTGGCCAAGAGGTTGCGCACCATATCCTCAATGGGTTTGAACTTGCGCACCACCTCGGCCTGCTTATAGTCAATCCTACGCTGTGCAGCAGTCTTTATGGCCTTGTCCTGTGATTTCAGGTCACCGTCCAGGTCAATATACAACTGGCCCAGTTCATCATTGAACTGTTCCCAGTATTCATATTCATGTGTAAACTCGGCTATTTCTTCATCACTCATCAACTCGGGCAGGCGCGCATCAGCACCGGCCTCTATGAGTTTGACGGCGGCCCACTCGCGGTCAGTGGGACTTAGATTTGTGCCATTCTCCGCATCACTGTCTCGTACTGGGCCTCCTTGCTCAGTCCCAGCAGCTCCTGCTTGGTCACCAGTCCTGTTTTCAGGGCTGCCTTCAAGTTGGCTTCGTTGGTCTGCTGTATTGATTTGCGCAGCAGTTCTTTTTTGGATTTCATCGTTATATCTGTTTTGTATGTATGCTGTAATGTCCTGTAAAGCGTCCTGAGCGGTACGGCCGCCAAACACATCCTCGGTGCCTGCGCTGTCAGCGTAAGACCGGTTATATATGTCAAGCACCGCACGTACCTCAAGCGAGCCGCTGTTCAGGTAAATGGCAAACCACTTTGCAAGATACAAATAACTTTCGGTATTATCACTTTCAAAGAGGTTTCTTTGTCTCAGGTAATCACCTACGTTACCGCCGAATCCCTTATGTGCCTCATAGCAAATAGCTATGGCATCCTCCATGATGTCCTGGAGCGAGTATTCACCCAACGTGCGGTTGGCGGTCAGTGCAGCCAGCGATCCAACGATGGAACGGCGCACGTTACCCATACCCTCCGCCATCAGACGGCGTACGGTGGTGTCACGTCCGTTAAACAGGTATCCCATGATAAGAGACTCAACATACTCCTGTCCTGTACGTGACAATATGCCGTTATCCATATACTGCTCTATGTCCTGCTGGTTGAGCACACCATCTGCCATAAGAACCTTCATCAGCTCGGCTGCTGCCGTCTGGTCGCGGTACATGTCAGCGGTGTTGTCAAAACGTGACACAACATCGGCTATCTTGGTGAACGTGCTCTCCTTGACGGTCTTTCCGCTCTTAACCATCTGCTCGGTCTTGTTCTGTGTCTTACGCTCGCTCATGTTGAACATAGCCATAGTCTCGGTGGTGTAGGACATATCCTCATCCAGCACAAACACCAGACGCGGATGCGTGTACTGCTGCACCTGGTCAGCTGTGAATCCGTACATAGGCGCATCCTGCAAGAGACTCTCCACATACTGCCTGTCGGTATTATTATCAGCCGCCAGCATACCGGCCATAGTGCGGTCGTTACCTGACAGCACCACACCCTCACGGCTCACAATGACAGGCTCCTGATAGGCGCGCTGGTCATAAATACCAGCCTTCTGACGTACAGACTGCTGTGCGGCCTCGTCATGCTCATAATCGCGGTCATTGATAGAACTTCCGTTCTCGTTGGTCGGATAGCCCTCGGTGGGTGCAAAGGTCTCAGGGTTATGTGACGGAGTGACTGCACCGCTCTCCACCAGCTCATAGTGTCCCTTGATGGTACGGCCACCTGCAAGAGTACGTGTCGTGCTCATACCCTGCTGGCGGTTTCCTACATTAAAGCGTGCAGTTATGCCAGGAAGTCCGGTAGTGTCAGTGGTTATAACGTCCTTACGGCGTTTCTCCTGTTCTTTGCTCTCGTTGTTCATCAGAGCAACTATGTCGTTCCAGAACATGTGTATCCTGGTATTCTCTTTCAGCAGGTCATTCACCGCTTTAAGTTCCTCAATGGTGGCAGGATTACGTTTCTCCAGTCGTTTCTTCTCCTCACGCAGCTTATCAGCCCTGTTCTTGGCAAACTGACGTATCAGCGAGTCCTCATATCCTGCCTCACGCAGTCCGGCCAAAGCCGTAGCTGCATCGGGAGCACCCTCCCAGTTATATGTCGTGTTACCTTTCTTATCGGTAATAGTAGGTATGCTGCCCAATACGGACTGCTGCTGTTGCTGCTGATTGCGGCCTTGCTGGACGTAACTGGTCATGCTGGCCTGCAGCAACTCCTTAAGGTCATCAATGGTCAGGTCACCGCCTACGTTCAGGCGGTCCAGTATATCCTTGACAAACTCACACAAACGCTGCCATAAGGTCTGTGACTCCTCTGTGCTCAGGTCCATGTCCTGCGCCATATACGCGATAAACTCATCGGCAGCCATACGCTGTGTCTGCTGCTCGCTGAGCTTACCTGACGCGGTACGTGTCACCAGCTGGGAGTATCTCTGCCGTGCCGCTTCATCCATCAGCTCACTCCACACGCGGTCCAGCAGTGCGTTATAGTTGCTACCAAGCAAATGACGTAAGCCCTGGTGTGCCACCACCTCATGAAGGACAGCGCTATCCACCATCTTGGTATCAATTATGTTGGGCAGGAAGAAATTAACCGAGTCAGTTCCCGGATCATACCACGCAGTATGCACGTTACCGCTCTGCAACTCCTTACGTACCCTCTCACTGGGTATCTCATCAATGGTAGAGTAGGCGTTTATCTTCACACCCAGTTTCTGCTGCCAGTCACTGATACGCTGTGTCACGGCATCGGCGGCCGTCTCTTGCTGGCTCTTTCTTCCCAGTACATCGCGCAGAGTGCTAACTCTTGCGGCTATGTCGGTCAGCTGCTTATCAATGGCATTACGTTTGGTAAAATCCAACTCAGTCTTACGCTGTGCCATCAAAGCCTCTGCGTCCTGCTGGAGTTTGCCGATAGCCGCATTGATATACTCGTTGCTGTCAGCCCCTCCGTCATTAACGCGCTCGTCATTCCATCGGGCCCACGCCTCCGGATCATTGTTCCAAAGTGCGTTTTCATCCACGCTGCCATCATCAGTCATAGGCAGCGGATTACCGCGAAAATCATGGTATATGTCATGCGGACGCTCCTCAATTTCTCTTGTTGTAGGCTCCGTCCTCTCCAACACGCCAGCGGCTTCGTTGGTACCGATAAACTCTGCAACCTCATCAGTTGTCAGTAGCATCTCGCTGCTTTCGCCCTGCTCATCGCTTACAAACACCTTCATCTGCGGCTCACCCTGCTCGCTGTTCTGCCAGCCCAGTACCGCAAATACAGAATACTGCTGGCCGTCACGTGTAAGACGGCCGCCATGCTTGGCTATGTTATCGGCCTTGGCCTTAATGTCATTCATGTACTCCACGCGGTCCATCTCATCCTGTTCCAACTCGGCATCCGTCTTGCTGGTAATAGGTGAGCCCATGATTGCGGCCATATCCTCCATTGTGCGCTGCGTAGTTGTGCCGTCAGCGTTCTGGAGTATCACACCGTCAGGTGTCACCTGAGTGACGGTAGCCATGATGGGAGCCTCGGTAGTACCCACGTTCACCTGAGCACCTTGAATCAGCTGGTTACGTATCTCATTGAGCTGTGTGTCACGCTCAGACTGCATACGTGTCTGCTCGGTGGTCTGCTCCTTTTCCTTTATGTCAAGGTTCAGATAGTCATTCATAGCCAGCTCACCGGTATCGGTCATGGTACCGTCCTGTACACCCTGCTCCAGGTCTGCTATCCTGACAAACTTATTGGTACCGTCAGGATATACCACAGCCAGTGACTCTGCGTCACCGCCCACTACATAAGCCTCGTTTCCATCGGCGTCAGTGATACGGCGTACCACCTGCTGCTTAGTGTTACCCTCGCCACGTTCCATCCAGAACTGACGGCCCTGCATCTTAGTGTTAAGGTTCAAAAGGTCCTCGCTGCGCTTTACATCCTCCTGCTCATCCATAGCACCAACCATCACCTTATAGCGTGATGCGTTGATAGTGTGACGCAGCACAGCCTCATAGGCCTCAGCCGGGTTAGCGCCGTTATCAATCATCTGCCGGTAAACCTGAGACATGTGACGACCCAAATCTTCTGGGCTCTCCAGCTGGTCTATCATATTAAGCGCAGCATGCTTGTCATCATCGCTCATCTTGGTTTTATCCATGATGTCAAGCAGCTGTGCTTTGGTATTGCTTTGCGCTTTAGATGCCACGCCATACTGGACCGCAGTAGAAGGCAGTGAGAACAACGCCATAGGTGCAAATGAGCCAGCAGTTATCAGCTGCTGATCCAAAGTGGCAAAATCTTTAAGTGCATCCTTGTCAACGCCTGTAACCACACGTAGCGCGTTACCGGTCCATTCCTCCACCAGCTCCTCAAAGAAACCGTTGTAACCAGCCTGTTTCATCGTAGCAGCAACAGGTGAGTTACGCAGTGACTTGGCCCAGTCAGGGAACTTCACTTTATTAAACGGCAAACCTATAAGGTCTATCGGTTTGCTGCCCACGGTCTCGGACACGTTCTCTATGACAACATCACCGATAGCCTTTGCAAGTGCCTTACCTGACAGGTCAACACCACCCTTATCGTTGAAACGGAGCATGTTATCCTGCAGCATGGCATAGGATGACGGCATTACAGGTGTCATAGCCATAGCCTTTATCGTACCTGACAGCGTTTCGGCTCCCAGCTTCTTTAGTGTGCCACGTGCGGCATTCTCCACCAGCTTACCAGTAATGCCTTCGGCAACGCTTTCACCGAATCCTCCAAACATAAGGAAGTCAGCCATAAAGCCCAACGATTGTATAGCACTTTGTCCAGCCTGGTATCGGCGTGAAATACGACTGCGTGACTCATTGCCTATCTTCTCGCTCTGTGCGCCTTCAACCTCAGCTTTCTTGGCGAACGCCTTGACAAGCTCTTTCTCACCTACGTTAAGGTAATCAAGGTTATCAATGGCACCCTGCTCGGCCATCTGCATTATGTTGGCTCCTTCACCGGCTTTGTCCTGTATCTTCTTGATTGCATCAATAAGGTGCTTGTTAAGACCGGCCTTTATCAGCCTGTTAATAGAAAGAGCGTCTGGTGCGCCGTCTGCAACGGCACGCCAAAAGCCTGTCTTGTCTCCGTATCGTGTAGGAGCACTGGCTGTTTTCTTGGCATCATCGAGCATGAGCCTCGCAGCGACAAGACTTTTCCTGGTCACGTTATAATCCTTATCGGTCTTTTCTACGTAAGGATTAACAGGCATGCTACCCATACCACCACCTGTGTAGCGAGCATAGTTGTAATCACGCTCAGCCTCGGGGTTATTGGCCTTGAGTTGCTTGAGTTCTTCATCTACATGTGCGTAGTCCTCATTTAGCGATGTGTTGACCTGCTTCCAGTATTCTTTATAGACTGGGTTGTTCTCCTTCTCGGCATACAGCTGCTTAAGCTCGTCCTTAATCTCACGCTTACGTTTACGCTCGGGTGTATTCACCTGCTCGTTCATACGCTGTATGCTGGCTGCATCGGTGAGTCTGGGTGTCTTGGGTATATCCTTATCGGCACCCAAATCCTCATACTCCTTATTAAGAGCTTCAATGCGGTTATAAGTGTCAGTGAGTTTATCACCCCAGTAGTTGACAGGCTGCACGCGGTTTATCTGCATGTCAGGGTACTTGTCAGCAAGTACATTTGACTTCTCTTTGAGTTTTGCACCTGACCACTGGTCCGAGAAACCGTTTGAAGAGAGTATGAACTGGTCATCATCTTTCACCTCCTCATCATCACTCAGAGGAGATACCACCGCTACCTTGGCATCGGGGTATTTCTTGAACAGGTTATCTTTGACACGTTCATAACGCTCCTCATCCCAGGTGTCTATGTTGTTGCTGCCTGGGATGGTTATATAATACCGCTTGTCACTCATATTGTCGTGTTTGTTTATTGAAGGTCTGGATCATTACGCCAATCATCAAGCCGTTTGTCTTCAGCTGGCTTTCCAAATGTGGGATATGGCGTTTGTTGTATTTGCTGCATTATCGGCGTGTAACCGCCGCCAGCCCACGCAGGCGGTGTTTGCGGCTGCTCCTGCTGTGGCTGCTCGCCTACGTCATAAGAGTGGATTGATACTCTGCGTAGGGCATCAACAAGAGTGGGGGAGTACATGATAGCCGTCTGAATCTGAGTTGCAAGGTCGGTGCCTGTCAGCTTACCTTCTGCAAAAAGGTCACCCTTAGCGCCTTTCAGCTGTTTGACGATAGCATCCAAATCAAAGCCTCCAGCCTGCAACTCCTTTTTTACCTTTGAGTCCTCAGCGTACGACAAAAGTGTATTTTTGAGGCTGTTCGGGTGTATGTACATCACTACGGGATTACGTTTACCATAGGCAGGTATTTCAAGCGCCTGAGCACCCATTTTTTTAGCTGCCGCAGCCGGATCATAAATATATCCTCCATTACCGTCTGATACCCAGCCCTGCTTAAGTTGTTCTATCAGCAACCTGTTTTCATCTGCACGGTCTTTCTGCTCTAAACGTGCCAGCTCAACATTCTGGCCGCGTATCTGAGCGTTTATCCTGTCTTTGGCAAGCTGGTCGCTGATGGCATTACGACCGCGCTCATACGCTTCATCATCCTCTGCTTTCTGCTGCTGAGCCAACGCGATGGCATTGGAGCCTTTGAGCTGTTGCAGTTTCAGCTGCTCGGCAATCTGCTCCTTAGTAAACTGGTATTTGGCGTTTTCACCGGCCATTTGCTGCTGGCGCAGTTTCTCACGCATACGGTCCAGCCGTTCACGTTCCTGCAATCGGTGTTGGTCGGCCTCACGCATCCAGTCCTGTGTGTATGTCTTGGGCTGCTGGTTGACTGCGCCGCGGCTGGTACCGATAAGGTTAACCAGCGAGCTGGCAAACTCCGTCACACCTGCAAACACATTCTTTGTGGTGTCAATCTGCCGTTGCAGTTCTGCCTCTTTCTTGGCTTCTTTAAGGTCGTTCTGATAACCTTCTACTATCCGGCCCAGGAAGTTCTGATAGTTGGTGTTATTATCCTTGTTGGCATTAAGAGCGTCTTCGGCAGCTCTCTCCATATTTGAGTTCTGCTGCTGCATAGCAGTAGATACGGTTCTATTCACCTTAACACCTCCGTCACCGGTGCTTTCATCAGCATCGGTACCAGCGTCAGGGGTATTTGCTGGCTGGGTAGTGGCAGGTGCTCCGTTAAGGTTCTCGGGTGCAGTAGGAGCAGCTGGGATAGAACCAGCGGCCTGCTGCTGTTGTAGCTGTTCGGCCTGCTGTCTCTCCAGTTCCGCTTGTGTTGCGGCCTGAGCGGCCAGCCGTTCCTGCTCCTCGCGCCTTATGCGCTCCTGTTCCTCCAGCTCGTTCTGGAGTGCCATTGTCTGCTGTGAATTTGTTGACGGCATGATGCGTGAGTGTTAGGTTAATTCTTCTTCTTGAAAATATCAGACCATTCCTTGTCTTTCAGCGCATCCACAAGAGAGCCACCCATCTGTACGGCAGCGGCCGAAGCCTGGCTGCCAGCCTTGGCTGTCTGTTCTGCCTGCATCATGTTTTGGTCGTAACCAGCACCGGCTATATTCTGTGACATCTTATTATCCATGCCCAGATACATCTGGTCCAACTTATCCTGTTCTGCGGCTCCTGCAGCAGCAATATTGGCAATGGTCTCGCCCATAGCCCTGTTGGCTGCTTCCTTTTCGGCGGCCAGCGCAGCCTCACTTCCGCCAGCCACTATGTTGGTAGCACGTGACTGATTGTAACGCTCGTTAATCAGCTCGCGCTGTTTGGTAAGCGCAGCCTGTACATCGGCACGTCTTGTATAGTCCTGATTGCTGCGTATGTTGTACCAGTTCTCAATCTTACGGCGTTGAGCCTCAGTCTCCTGGTTGTAGGCTTGGCGTGCTGCATCAGCCTGTTGTTTGGATTTTCTTGCTGCGATGCCGGTACTGGCCAGACTCGACACGCCACTTATGATAGCCGCTACTATAGCAGGCGCTATTGCCATTGTAAGCATTGTAATGTAATTTGAGTTTATAAACCACCCCAAAATAAAAAAAGACCACTCCTAAGAGCAGTCTATTTTAGCCCACACCAGCGACAAACTACATTAAACTATTATAGTATCTCAGCTTATTTCCTCACGCATCTCCTCCAGCTCCTCGCGGTACGTCTGAACAGGTATAGCGTCCTTATGCTCTATGGCACTCAGCTTAGGTATCACATAAGGTATCAGATCCTTCATAATCTTGGCTCTGTCGGCAGGATCTTTTATTGCATCCAGGTCATCGGCCAGTTTGGCTTTCTGCTTGCCGATACCCTCGCCGCTGACGTATGCCATAACAATAGGAGCCAGCGCGTTCTTAACCTCGCTGGTAACCTTATTAGGCGTACCCTTTACGCGCCCACCTAATCGGCCCTTGCCGTCATTCTTTGGTCGTGCCATATCAAAGCGTATTTCTTGGTCGGCCCCACGGATTAAGCGGAGGAATAATGATAGTGTCTGGAATCATGGTGTTGTTAATTTCTGCCTCCAGAGTGTCCAGCTCGGCGGCATACACCGCACTCTGATTACTGCCCATACCGGCGGCATACCAGTCATACAAGGCGCCATACACCAGGTATCGGTGGATGTAAGTAGCCACGGATTTAAGCAGCTCATCCTTAAGGATTACAGGGACAATCAGGTGATACTCTATGTAATCATTAGCCTGCAGCTCATCATCGGCAATAACCGTCACCTCCTCGGCCTTTATAAAACGCCTGAGCATCTTACGCACCTGAGCCTCACGGAACTCCACGTTACGTGCCATAAGGTGTCCGTCCAGACTTTCCTTTACGTCACTGCTCATAGCGTCACGCTGCTGGGGAGCAGGCACACTTGAGACCTCGGCATACTTGTATGTCAAAGAGTCAATATCATGATAGATCCCCTGCTTGCGAATCTTGATAGTACGTTCTTTATTCTCCTCCTGCTGGCTCATATCTGGGTGGTGTTTTGCTGTATAACAGACCTTCTATCTCCTTAGCTGCATCGGCCGTCTGCAAGCTGTGTGTGTTACTCAGCTCACCGGCGTTCACAGACTTGTAGTAACGTGACAGCGCATAATGCACCAGGTAATCATGGCACGCATCAGTAAGCGGCTGCACCTTATTGCTGGCACGGCGCTCACTCATATCAAGCGTCCATTCCAGCTGCTCGCCCACGCGCCCATCAAGAGTGTTATCGGCCGAGTTAGTATCATCATCGGTCAAGTAACGCTGCAGCATACGTGTCAGCGCCGAACTCACAATCACAATCTCACGCTTAAGCTGCTCGTTCTTATCGCTGCCGGCCTCCGTGCGGTACTGCACATCAGGTGCCAGGCCCTGCACGTCCAAGTGGCTGCGCTCACGCATATCCTTTAGCAGCTCATCTATAATGATAGTAATGGTCATAGTCCTATCCTGTCACTAACAGGCTTCCTGATCTTAAGATGTTCAATAGTCTCATCCAGTACCACTTTAGCATGAGCGACAAACTCCTCAGCACGTTTGTACTGTTTCTCTATCAGCCATTGAGCTGTGATATGCTGCACCATGTAGCGTTGGACATCCGTCATCACCATACCCATAAGGCTGTCACTGAAGTCGGGCAGATTGTATTCCAGCTCACGCTCAGTATCTGATGTCCTTGTGTACTGGTTAAGAATATCCCTGCTGCGGTCTGTCAAATGCGACAGAGCATCATCAAACAGACGCTCCAACGTGCTCTCATCACGCTCATACACCATGATAGCATCATACAGCGACTGCCCCTCGCCATCATAGGCCGATGCAGCCACCCTGGATACCTCCTCCCTGACGCCCTCCAGCACATTGTCCCTGTTTATTTTAATGACAACTATTGACATATCACCTTCAATCTACGCAAATAAACAAGCCCACGCCCACACCAGCTGTCTATCTTAGCCCACACCCTGCGTTAGTTGCCCATGTTATAATGAACAAGACTAATCCCAAACAGCCAATAATCAATAAAATTCCCATTAGCCTGTCAGACAACCTTTTCTTATGGTGCATTTCTGCTATTAAACCACAAAAGGAGATCACAAGCATAATTCCCCACCAAAACAATATAGCTATCTCTGTTGGTGCCATAATTATAACTATTTATTTGTTACTCCAAGTATATTCCGCAAATACATACAGGCTTTTGCGTTCTTTATATACCATTCCTCTCGCGTTATGCCTTGCTCCTTTACATACTGGTCATACATACCATCAACCTGGCAGAATATGGGACGTTCCTCATAAATGGAGCAGAGGTTATCTGGCATCAGATATCGGCATGCGTCGCTGTCTTCTCGCGCCATAGCCTTAATCTCCGGAACATCACTAAGCCCCACCAGCCTGCAGCACGCTCCGCATCGTTGGCACTTAAATTGAGATTCATTAGCCAAATGAGTTTGTACCATTCTATTGTCTTATTTGTATGTCACTTTTCATCACTCGGAAGGATTATGATTTTTACCTTCTGACCAATCTTATAATCAAGATACCTTTCGTGAATCAAAGGTTTCAAATCATAAAGGGTATCACGATTGATTTTGATTTCCACTGCATCCTTCATCAACTTTTCGCGTTCCATGTTCATGCCTGAAAGTATGCCATGTTCCTCGGCAGTCTGGAGTTCCTTCTCGTCCTGCTCTTTCTGCCAGTGTGCGAAATGACGGGCGTAAAATTCAAATTCACCCTTTGTAAGTACGCCTTCCGCTATTGGATTATTATCAGAATCAACCCAATTCTTCCAACAATAATTTATATACTCTTGCTGTTCCTCGCTACTTTTTGCAGAATTTGCAAGAGTTTGCTCGTTTGCAGGTTCTTGCTGATTTGAAATATCAAGCAATTCATCAAGGTAAGCCCACATATCAAAATCTTCAAAACTTTGCCAAGGGAAACCTGTAGGCGAGGTAATCATAACACGGTCATTACTGCTGTTGTATAAGCCAAATTGGTAGTAAGTTCGCTCCCTCTTACGTACAATCAATAGGTCTCGTCCTTCTTGGGGCTTAACATCATGTGTATTTTTCCAGAACTGTTTAATTTGCGTCATAATATTAAGTGTATTACTAACTTACTAACAATTAAAAATCCGACAATACAAAGGAGGTGAGTACCTTTGCAAAATCTCTTTCTCGGCATCACATACATCCCAATTCACTTGCAAACCTTCTATCTTTATAATAGTACGGATAAGACGCATACCATTATCAGTAAATCTCCTTTGATATTGCGATAAGTCTGATGGTACGAAAGGCTCAAAAAGATGGTGAATATGTAACACACCTCCTTTATCTGCAACCTTTTGTAATAACTCCATATGTCTTTCATCTGGATTGAAAACCTGTGGCTTAAAACTTTTGGTGGTATAATATGTACATTCGTGTGCCCACCCAAGAAAATTATGGATGACTGCCCAAAACACCTCTTGTTCTCCGAGCGAGTATATCTCTATCTCCTTCATACCTCACTTGTTTACTCTTTAATAGTATCGCCTATGGAATATTTTTCCCATTCACTCTTATACACATAAACCTTATGTAATCCCCATATAGAATCTCTATCACCATAAGAATGCCTCCCCTTTGTTCTTACAATATACCACTGATCGCTAACAGAGAAATCCTTAGACACTACTATACCTCCCTTATAATTACTTATAGGCTCTTTAATACAACCTACAAATAGTATGCAAGCCACTAATATTATCAGTTTCTTCATATCTTACTTTTTACTGCTATTTATGGCGTTTACAATGCAGCTTAAATCTATGCCTTCCATAGCCTTTGTTAATTTGTCAACACTAAAATCGCCTTGTTTTATTTTCTCCCCGATTGCTATCCAAGCCATATCTTCTATAGCCTGCTCATAGCCTGCCTTAAACTCTGCCCTTAACCTATAAGCACTATCTACCGCATTATGAAAATCTTTAATATCACCCCACCCATCCTCCAACTTTGGAGTAGGGTTCCGTTTTTTTGCCAAATCTTCTGCTCTGCTCATAGTGTTAGTTTATTCCCCAATACAATAATTAAATGAGATACAACAAACTCAAAGCATAATGCAGTATTTGGTCTGCCGTATAAGACAACTTGCCATATCTTGCTTTTGCTGCATCAATAGGGAAATGGAGTATGGTAATTACTGCTAATTGCCAACACCACCCAAAACATAAATAGAATGGCACAGCATAAAGCATACAATGTATGAACAAGTGATACCAATTTTTTCCTTTTGTATCTGCCAAAAATGGACTTTGGAAGAAATAATCTCCAATAAGGTGACAAAGCACCAACTTAAATACTAATTCAATCATAGTTCTATCTGTTTTTGTATTTCCTGATATACTAATTGCCGTTATGAAAGTAAATACTAAACCTAAATCGTAGTATTCCAAAAACTATCTCACTACCACGATACTGCGCCTTATTCTTCTGAATAAAAGAAATACAAGGCAATATCAGCCAATCTGCGTTCTTAAAGAAAATCAAGTGAAATGGCATCCACTTTGGACTACCTTTCGTCAACCATACTTCTTTCATATTTTGCTTATTACTGTATCTTTTAAACTTTTGGCATTTGTTTCCATTCCTCACCATCCAGCAGCGCACCATTGGCGTACTTGCTGCGCTTTACTCCGTCAGGCCCCCAGGCTCCCCACTGCTTAAAGAAAAACGGAACACCCTCCGCTACACAATGGTCGCGTAACCCTCTGAACCACTCAACCGGAGTTCGCCTGGCTTTAGGCCCACTCTCACCGCCGGTAATCACCCAATCTATACCATCTACCGGCAAATCAGGCATATAACCCAACAATGGCTCACATGAAAGGAACTTGACAGCAGCATCAGTAATACACTGCAAGTCATACACGCGCTTGTAATGCTTGCTGCTTTCACACGTCACGCCCAGCCAAACATTGTCTGGGACCGATGCGCACTCAGTGACAAAATACATAGCCATACGCTCAGAACGTTTAGTCAATATTTGATAAGTATGCTGTGGTGTGCGTCTGATAACATCCATTACCTGTTCAATAAAAGCTGATGGGACTTTTTCATGGAACAGTTCACCCATTGAACATACAAACACCATCCTGGGCTTAGTCCATTTTAACGGTTCCTCTAAGCTTTCAGGGTGCAGCGTCACCTTAAAGCCGTTCTTATACTTCTCCTTGCTGTCGGGCATACCACTCAGGCGCTTAGCCATTACTTCGGCATAGCAGTTCTCACAAGCCTCACTGACCTTATTACAGCCAGTAACTGGGTTCCACACCTCCTGCGTCCATTGAATCTTTGTAGGCATATAATTCTATTCTAATTTTTAAATGGTTTGATGTCATAAATCTTGTACCATAGCTCAGCAGCTCTTTTAGTTGGCGCAGCAACTCTAAAAAGCGAATATGTATTGCGATATAATCCTCTCCACCCTACGCATTCATATCTTTCATCCTCACTATATCCTTCTTCATCGTAATACTCGTCACAGTGGTAATACCCAGTACAGAGCCAATTAAAGCCCACATCCTTAAGATAGCACGCTTCTTCGTAGCCAACAATTTCTACTCCTCTGATATCAGTCATTCCGTGTTCTGTAATTGTCATCTTTATCTACGACGTTGCCTTGATTCAGCAAATAATTTTTGGTAATGATATACTTGTTGGCTATCGTTTGTTTATTAAAACAGTCAGTAGCAGACAGAGCAATGCTTGGTAAAATATTCACATACTCTTCAAGCGAAAATGTGTAAACAAACACCCAGGGATTGGACTCCCAAGTTAAATTAGGACATATCTTATTTATCAGTACCTCGAATGCTTCACGTGGCGAACAAAACCACCAACCTTCATGTGGATTAGAAAAACAATACAACGGCCCTCCAGTTTCCCCACATGGTTCCATTTCCTGAATACCTTCCCGGATACAATCATCATCTGAGATATCTTTGAGACGTTCAATCCTGACATCAGTGATTAAGATATGATGGGGCATATCTTCGGCCCTAACAAACATCTTATTTCTCCAGCCAGCGGCATCTATATATGTTGTACCTCTCCCTTGAAAGGGATTGGGTAAATCCATGTATTTCTGAGCAACCGCTACTACATCACCAGTCCGATAGCGTGACTTTTTTTCTGTTTCGACAAAGTTTCCCAAGGGGGTATCTTTCGGAACAATCCGGCGTGTCATTGTCTTTTTACCTTCAAGCACAGCTTGTGTCAGACCGTACTTGTCATTAAACATGATCTTTTTCATATCAGTTTCTTTTTACGTTCAATATAAAAGCTCGCTGGAATACGTATAGGAAAGCCAGCCTGGTTCCATGCCAGCAGGCATGCGTCCCTACACTCCTGATTCATCTTCTTAGGCAGGTCCGGAATGAACTGCATGATTTCATCCTGCGTGATCTTACCGTCAGGTCCCATCCATCCCTTCTTTAAAGGAAACTGCAGTATTACTTCAAAATCAAGGCTCTCCGCAAGCTCCTGAATATGACGCTGGGTAGCGTGACACAGCCCAGCCCCGTGGCCGATAGCCGCCGACTTGCGCAGCTTTCCATCCAGTGACAGCCGTTTATCATAAGCAATGTTACCCAGGTGCCAGTTGGTCCTGTTGTCTGAGTTCTCCATCACCACAAGAAAACCTTGCGTTTCGCCTTTGCTCAAACCGAAACAGCTCTGAAACTTGCTGATAAGTTCAGTAAACGGCACCACCTCAACACTAATGAACTTCTTGCTCTCCATGTTTAGGATAGCAACACCGCTTTTGTCCACGTCCGGATCAATGCCAATAATAAACCTGGGCTTCTCCATAATCAGATAAGAGGATAGTTGTTTTCCAGATAAACTTCCTTGCCGATAGACAACGCATAATGCAGCTCAGCCCAACAGCCGGCGCTACGGTTCCATCCTTCCAGCATCACAATAATATCACACTTGCGGATAAGCTGGTAGTCAGCATCCATGTGTACCACATCCTCGGCCATTGGTTCAATGCCGTTCTTCATCGGATTTAGAACCTCAAATCCGCGTTCCCTATAAAACCGCTCCTTACTTTCAAAAAAGTCAAAACGTTCTTTGTACTTTTCTGGGTTTGTCTTTACTCCGCTACCTATCGGAGCAGAGATATAAACCTTAAAAATCTTCACCTCTCCCATATCGTTATTTCTTTAGAATTGCATAGTAATACTTATCCTTGTCCACATCATAGTACCGCCGTGTAGCACTAATCTGATACGTACCATATCCACCCAGCAGCTCACATAATCGGCTACTCAACTCGGCCGAGCATATACGTCCGGTATGTGTACTCTTGGTCTTGATCCTGTAATCAGCAACATTATCGGTACCGCATATCCACGCCTGCCGTCCTGAATCATCCGATACGGTAACCTCGACATACCGCTTGCGCTCACCGCCCACGCCCAGCAGCCGCATAGCCGCAGCATTCAGCGTGCAGTAGTTCCTGTACACACGCAGCAGCGGAGCTGTACGTGGCACCTGGTCCGATATGCGCTGCATCGTAATCATCTTGCCACCCCAACCGTGTTACGTTTAACCCTGTTCTGCGGCCTGTCCTTCTTCAGCTCCAGGCTGATACGGTCCAGCTTATTGCTAATAGCATTTCGCTTACCTTCAGGCAGGTCTTTAATATGCCTCCTGATTTCATTCATGTAACCTCTTATGCGCTTTTCTCTGTTCGGTACCATAATAAGTCCGTGAAAATTCTCGTTAATAACATGCTCCACCTGATAACCATGTGAGTTATCATCAATAATCTCATGATACTTCTTAATGCCGGTCAGGACCGATGCATGATCGCGGTTCAGCGCACGTCCAATCTTAGGAGTGCTCCAGAGGTAGTCCTCATACAATATAGCCGATAGCATATACCTCACAAACGGCAAAGGCTGGTGCCGTGAATCACTCTTAATCTGCTCAATGGTAAAACCGCTGGCCGCAACCGCAGCATTAAACAGCGGAGGCAGAGTAATGTCAACTTCTTCTTCCTTGTAGCCCATAATCATTCATCCTTGATGCTATAACATAAGTTCTTGCAGTGCTTATCCCTGAGCAAAGCCCTTACATCGTCAATAATATCATCCAGGTTACGCTCCATCCACTCATGGATACCTTGGGTAGTAGGCAGCACGTACACTTTCTTGTCCTCATTGTCAATCCAACCTGGTGTGCAGTAATCATACAGCAGCTCATACATCAAGCCGTACTCCTGCTTGTCAGCCAGCTTCACATACAAAACCTCAACAAACACAGCCCACGCCGTATCATCCCAACGTGTGTCAGGCTGCTGCTCCTTACATTTTGACTGCCACATACGCGCAGCCGCAAACCACTGCTCCGCATTCCAGCTGGTCGCCTCCTTGTGGTGCATCAGGTTATAAGCAATCAGACGGTCCGTCTCGGCCACTGCGTGCTGCATGTGCAACTGGAACGCCACATACGTAGCAACCTCCAGCGTCCAACCCGGCTTGCCGTCAGGCTGTCCCTTGAATGGAATTTCAATGTCTGTGTCGTGTAGTGTGAACACAACACAACTTTTCTTTTCTTTATTTTTAATTTCTTTTCTCTTTACTTTTATTTTATTTAATGCCATAGGCAAATTATCACTTTTGCTATCGTTTTGCCATTTTGAGCCATTTTGAGCGGGGTTATTTTCATCGCCATTTTTCATTTCATCATCAATTTTTGTGGTGTTATTTTTACTTTCTCTTTTCAATTTCTTTTCTTTTTTGCCATCGGCCGGAGAAAAAGGCCCCCAACGCCCAGACGCCCCTTTACGTCCAGCCTGCGCCCTTATCTCACGCAGCTCCATACGCTCCGTAAAGCCCTTTGAACTGAAATGCTTGCCGTCATGGCTTATCTCAAACAAGTCAAAGTCCTCCACCACAGATTTAATCAACTCAGTTGACTCGCGCAGATCATACGCAATCATATCATAGTCCCTATCGCTTGTATATCCACCCTCCTCACGTAATCTCTCCAACAGCATGAAATACACGCCGTAACCGGCAGCGCCGTAAGCCTGACGCAGCCGCAGCAGTTTCTTGCTGTTACGTGCATTACTATCGTGACTGAAATATGATGATGCCATATAATGTTACTTAATTGCTATCACGTTATGTTTTACCTTGAGCTGCCACGCCTCAATATCCTCCTTCTTGAACCATATCCCATGCCCATTCCTGTAATGCGGAATCTCATCCACCATATTACGGACTGTCTTAGGCTTATAGCCCAGCAGCAGCGCCACGTCATTCACGTTGAGCACGTTCTTTGCGCCCAGCAGCGTCAGCTTCTTAATCTCCTCCAGTTCGGTCTTTATATCGTTCAGGTCCATAATGCTACTCTTATTCTTCAAATAATGATGGGTAAGGCCGATAATTACAAACCAAAACCTCTTGTTTTCTCCTTGGCTTGCTGATTAAAGCCGGAATCATACATTTCTTATCTATCACTCTAACAAACCACCTATTGTCCTCAATGTATCGAGATAGAATATCGGAATGAAAGTTGCTGAGCATAAACTTGCCCTTAATTCCAGACAGCATGTGCAGCAACTTCTCAAAATCCTCTGTCTGATAACCCTTGTAATGTTTTTGGTCGCAGTTTATGTGCGGAGGATCAAGGTAAAAGAAAGTATCAGGCGTATCTCTTTCTTCAATCACATCAATGGCATCCTTGCAAGATATTTGAACGTACTTAAGCCTGTCATAGACCGCTGCAGTAAAGTTTTTTCTGTGCGCAGCCATAGAAACACCCACGTGACTGCCGCCGGTACCGTTGTCTCTTTTCCATCCGCCTCTTGGTGTGGCCATAACACTCATATTGGTTACAACCCATACAGCCCACGCCACATTAAGCTTACTCTGATGCTTGGGATTGTTATATATACGCTTGGCCTTGTTGTACTCTGACTCGGAGTGTAGTGTGTTCTGGATCTTCTCCTGCAGACGGTCAAAGTTCTCAACACACTGCTTATAGAATGTAATCAGTAGGTCATTCCTGTCATTGATAACCTCCAGAAACGACGGTCCTTTAGCAAAGAAAACAGCCCCACCGCCAAAGAACGGCTCACAATAAATCCTATGCGGTGGCATCATACTGATGATGTCATCCGCAAGCTGCTGCTTGCCTCCGTAATATGTTATGGGCGTTTTCATTACTCTGTCTTTAGCGGTAGGAGAGGGATTCAAACCCCCGATGCGCTCATCACGCATGCCACGTTAGCGGTGTGGTGCTTTCGGTCACTCAGCCATCCTACCAAGGGGAGCCTTTGCGTGCTTCACAGCAGACAAAGGCTGGTGTTTAAATTCATAAAAAGGACATGATTAGGTATTCATCACTTGCTGAGCTGGTTAGACAGATCTACGAGCATCTTAAGCCCCATAGCATCCATAGCGGTATTGTTATTGCCATTGGAGCCGGTAGACACAATCTTGGGAAGAGTAACCTTAGAGATAGCCTCAGCTACACCAACCTTAGTCTTATAATCCCATTCAGCTCTCTCCTGAGGAGTAAGGCCAGCGGCGACCTTTGCTCTGTTGGCAGCTGCTTCGGCTTCGCCCTGTGCAATAACCTTCTTCTTGTCAAACTCAGCCTTCTCGGCGGCCAGGCGTGACACCTCTTTCTCCTGTTCCGCTTTAGTTACTTCGGTAGCCTTGATGGTTTCTTGTGCCCATTTAGCCTGAGCAGCCTTAGCCTTTCCTTCCTCCTCGGCCCTGATAGCCTCCTGTACAGCTGCAGCGGCTTTTGCCTTAGAGGTCTGGATAAGCATGTTGGCCTCCTGTTGCTGGGCTATCTGTTGCTTTACTTTGTCAGAGTAGTCTATCTTGTTTACAGACACCTGGCCTCCGGACTCGGCGCCGATAGTTATGCCATAGTATTTGAAAGGTGAGCTCTCGGAACGTTTGTATCCTCCAGGAGCATCAACGTCCGGTATGAGTGTTGCCACCTTAGTTTTCTTCAGTTCGCCAGTGATGGCATCCTGAACCTCCTCGGTCTTGACGGTGGTCTTATATACTCCGTTGTTAAGCTGGTCGGTTATATACTCAATGAGGTCGTTCTTCTTCTCTGCGTAGCTTTCAAATGCTGACATCAGAGGACCGCTGGCGTAAATAACCTTAGTGACGGTTGGTCTTACAAGGTCGTTCATGAGTCTTTCCATGCCGTTATAATCCGTCTGGATACGGCTCAGGTGTTCAATATCTGTCGGCAGTTTGATTCTCAGTGAGCCGTAAATGAGTCCGTCAGAAGCGTCATTGAATATAACTGGGATAGGAGCTCCGATGGGTTTATTGTCATCGTTGGTAGCTCCAAACCAAAGCTGCTCGGTCTTGTGGTATATAGTGGTCTTGCCAAACCACTGACCTCTCCAGCCTGGCGTGGTCCAATATTCCATCCTACCTGTAAAAGGATACTGATTGACCACAATGGTCTCGTTCTTTACATCCTCGCCAATCTTGCCAAGCATAGACAGCACGACAATGGTGAACACGCTGCATACAGCAGCCACAATCTGTTTTTTTGAAATTTCTAACATAAGCTTACTTTTTTATGAAATAATAAAAGGGTATCAAAAACTGAGGAAACTTTATAGTTACCTTCTTTGAAGTCCACTTGATCAACTTGAATATCTCAAGCAAGCAGGCTATATAATAGAGTAGGGTGGCCAGGGTAACCAGGCCGATCATTGTTCTATAAATCATAACTCTTCTTTAAGTTTCTTGATTACATCACTCCCGTAGGAGTGTTCTGTGAGCTTAATAAACTCTCCCACCGTAAAGCTGTCAGTCTCTACGCTGATACCATGTTCTCGGCAGAACTGTGTGCGGCCCATAGTACAGGAGCCGGTAAGAACGCCATGCCAGTCAAAGAGGTCCTGAGCGGGGTATTTCTTATCCTTATCCGGATGTTCCTGGATAAAGAGTTCAATCCTTTTCTCAACAGGCATAGTCTGCAGCTCCTTCTTTTGGGCGTCAGCATGAGCCTTGTGCAAAGTATCACCATGAGCAAAACTGTTACCGACACGAGCAATATAGCAAGGCGTGACGGTGTGGTCATTGTTTATCATGAAACCCTTAGCATAGGTTCTGTGTACACTTTCAATGATTGTAGGCTGCTGGTCTATGTAATAGACCTTCTTGCCGTTGTATGTCTTTAAGCCATCGTCATCGCCATAGCCATCGCCATAGCCATCGCCATAGCCAGAGCCAGAGCCATAGCCATCGCCATCGCCATCGCCATCGCCAGCGCCATAGCCATCCCC